TAAACTCTTTGGTGTTGTATTTAGCTTCTGCAATTGCAAGAGATTTAATAGATGTATCTTTAAAAGGATTGTTATCTACTAAATTAGATTGTTTAGTCTTTTCTAAGTTGTTCAACATAATATTAAACACACCATTAGCTGTATTAAACAGTTGCTTATACTCTAAACGTTTACCTCTACTTCTTAATCCATTAGTTTTTAAGTCATTCAAAGTTCTAGGGTCAATATCTATACCTATACTCTTTAAAAAGTCACCTAATTCATCGATCTTTGGTTCATCTTTTGAGAATTTCTTTAATTTCTCAATTACATTAGATATATCAGCACTTAAAACTAGTTCATTATCACTATTTTTAGTTACATACTTACTAGATTTTAAACCTTCATACCAATTGTCTGCTACAGCTGTAGCTATGTCATTAGAATTACTGTTTTGAGTAATCATACTGTACTCTTTTTTTACTTTAGGTTTTCCACTTGCTTCTCTAACAATATTACCATTAGAGTCTTTAATCTGTTTTTTATTTAGTGCCCATAATAGAAAAACCATATCTACTTTATGTTTCGACATAGCAACAACGAACTCATCTTTAGTTTGTTGTTCAGTATTTTGTAACTTAGCTATTAGAGATTCTAAATAAGGCTTAGATTGAGTATACTGTTCAAGTATATCAACCATTGAACCAAAATCAGCAGGTGTATTAGCTAGTAAAGCTGATACTTCGTTATATACAACATCAAATGGTACGTATTTCTTAAGACCCATATAAGGCTTAATTGCTTTACCATTTTCGTCTAATTCGTTAACACCACTAAAGAATCTCTTTAATTTAACACTTACAGTATCTTTAGAGTCTAATTGTAATGTAGCTTCATCATTGAAGTTAGTCTTTTCTAAGTGTGTTTCTAAATCACGTAAACCATCTACAGTAGTGTCTGCTTTAATTTGAATACCATTAATCTTACCTACCTTCTTTAAAGTAAATAGTTTAATACTATCAAAACTATCAATAATTTTATCAAACTCAGCAACTACTTTATCTCTCCCTTGTTCAGAGAACACACTTCTTTGTTCTTTAAAGTATGTCAACCAGTTGTTAAAAACTTGACTTTGTTGTAATTTTCCACTATTAATAACTTGTTCATTAATATCATAAGCAATAGCATCAACTAAAATAGATTGTTTAGAAGCTGTAAAACCTTTGATTAGTACAGTTTCTTCTATCTCTTGCTGTAAAGCTTTATATATATCTGAGTCTTCAGGACTAGGAGAAAAATCGTCACCTAACATATCATCGTCAGATGTTAATTGTGTAGTAGGTTGTTGATTATCTTTTGACTCTCTATCGTATTTATCATTGATTCTTTTTCTTTCTCTTATATTATAAGAGAAAGCATGTAATTGGTTTTTCCCAAGTATAGCTATAAAAGTATCAATATCGTTATCAATTAAAGCTTTTTGTACTTTTAGCTTTTGAGTTCTATTAACCCCAGGAGTTGTTCGTATTAATTCTTCTCGTCTTTGTATCTCTATATCATTTGTTTCACTTGTTGTAGATGCAACTGGTGTAATCTTCTTCTCTATACTACCTACATTTGTTTCTATTACAGGCTGAATAGTATAAGCAAAATTACCGTTACCTAAATCAAAAGATAGTAAATTAGTAGATGTATTACTCTTTACAAAGTCATTATAATTATCATAACTTAATTCACCTATATCTTCACTACTTTCGTTTAATAAAGGAATATTAAATTCACCTGTATTTATCTTATCTAAATCAAAGTCAACAAAAACTCCACTTAAATGTTTCTCTAAGTTGTTTAATAACTCGTCAATTGAGTACTCAGGACTTTCTCTTGATATAGAATTGTAATTAACACCTTTACCACCTCCAAAATCAATTGAATTAGTCGTAACTGTCAATAAATTTACATTTGAATCTAAAGTATTTAATTTATCCTTTAAATTGGTATCGCTATCAAGTGAATATACGTTAACAAAGTTGTTGATATAATCTCTAAGTCCTTTTATAGTTGTTAAATTGTACCCATAATTATCGTAAACATCTTTAACTTCTTTACTTTCTTTGTCATTACCTAAGTATAACTTTACAGCTTTTCTAATAGACTTAGAAATAACAGGGTTTACAGTCTTACGTCTTAATGGCAGTCCTATATGTTGTTTCTTACCATCTTTAGTACCTACTTGAGCAACAGCATAAACAGCACCTTCATTGAAGTCTTTGTTCAATACAACATCAGATGTTTCAGTCTCTCTAGTATTGAATAATTTACCATTCTTTCCTATACCAAACTTAAGATTTTTGTCAGGAAAAGCATTAATAGTATCTATTTGTCTGTTGTCTTTTGTCTTAGCTAATACACCATAGTTCCTATTAGTAATTTTAATAGTTATTGGTTCAGTAGAATTAGCAATTGTATCTCTAACTTCTTGAAGTTTCTTTTTCTGTACCTCGATATCACCTGCTACGTTATTCTCATTAATCCAATTTGTATCATGTAGATAAGCTACTTTCTTATTGTTTTTAAGTATAACTATAGGTACTAGAGAATTTGTGGTTGTCTCACTAGCCTGTAATGATGAAAATGTAGCACTGTCGACGTTATATGATTTATCTAGTTGGACAGTCAATTCATCACCTATTTGATATTCATTAGGATTAAGTATATTTTTATCTAGTAAATTCTCATTCAAAGAATCATCTATATCTTCCTTAGTTAAACTTTGTGTACCATCATTTAGAGTACTTATAACATCTTCATAACCACGTGACAAATAAGCAAGTATATTATATCCTGATACAACTCTACTATCTCCTTCGTCTCTTTTTACAGGTTGATTATCTTCTGTATATTCGACATTATCAACAGATGTTTCTAAGTCACCGTCAATAGTCTCTTGTTCACCTTTAACAGTCTTATTATTATCTTCTGTATAAAATGTCTCTTTATCTAAATCACCATAAGTATCTGTAGCAGTTTGAGTATCTTGTTCATTCAAACCAAAGATACTATTTTGGATGTTATTCTCAATCTCTGCTTTTTTGTTCTGTAATATCTTATACTTTTCTTCATTAGGTGAAGTAGCGAAAGGTTGGTCAGGGTTATACACTTCTAACCATGTATCAATACTATCAGGTTGACTAAGTGCTAATTGAAACTCTTCATCATTTTTATATTTTGAATCATTATATACAGCAGGATCATTAGGATATTCAAACTCAGTAGTTGATTCTTCAGCTTCTGTAGGTTGTTCTGTAGGTTGTTCTGTTTCTTCTGTAGTATCTTTTTTACCAGTTACTTTCTCTTTAGCTTTTCTAACTACCTCTTTAGCTTTCTCCTTAACAGACTTTTTAACTTCATCTTTCTTAACTTTCTCTGCTTCCTTCTTAGCTTCTTTTTCTTCCTTAGCTACTTCCTTTAAGTAATCAGCATTTAATTTCTCTTTATACTCAGGAGTATTAATCTCTTTAAGTTTCTCATCGTGAAAGTTAAGTGCTTCTTCTATAGCAATTTGTTCAGTTAATCCTTCTATAATAGCAGGATTGATCTTAGTAATAAGTTTCTCATTGAGACCTGCAAATTCAACAGTACCTTCATACTTTACTTTGTTCTCTTTTAATCTTTGTTCTAAGTTAGGAACTCTATCAGCAAAACCAGCAGACTTTAACAACTCCATTGCATTATTAATTGCTTGTGCTTTTATAGTACCATCTAAACCTTTCTCTAAATTGTTTTGGTACACTCTGTCTTTAGATTTAGTATCTAAAACAGTACTATTTAATTTATCAGCTTGTTTAGAATGTCTAGTTATAGCTCTTTCAAGTTTGATTGACTCAGTGATTAAATGATTCTTTACAGTTTGTGTCTCATTACCTACAAAGAATTTGTTATAGTATTGTTTATATAAGTCTTCTGTTTGTAAGATAGTTTCTTTTAGCTTTATAACATTATCTTGAATCTTATCTGCATCAGCTAATCCAGCTTCTACTAACTGTTCACCAAATTGTGGTGTTTCTATTTGATTAAGTAATAAGTCAACGTTACCTACAGCACTAGCTCTCATAGCTAAATCAGTAGCCATTTCATCTTGTAATTGTGATACAGATTCAGCTTTTTGATTAGGTGTCGATTCTTCGTTATCTAAGATTTCTTTATGAGCTTGTTTATAACTATTTATAGTTTGCTTTCTTTGCTCAATCTCTTTTATTTTATTATCATCAGTGTTATCTTTATAACCTTGTGTTCTCTTTAGTAAACCAGTAGCACCGTCAAAGACTACACCACCTGCAACACCCCATGCCGCACTTTCATAAAAATGACCATCAGTTAAATATCCTGACAATCTCTCACCAAAATTAGTATCTTTACCACCTGCTAGAGTCTTACCATAGTATTCACCCTCAGCACCGCCAATAAAGTTAATACCCTCTTCAATACCCTCTGTAGATTGTCTAGCAATAGGTGAAATAATAGGATTAAAATATCTACTTATCTTACTTACTTTAGTTACTTTACCAAAGCTGTCAAAACCATGTCCTTTAATTGCTTTATCTACTTTACTACTAACTACTTTGTTAGTTCTTGTACCAGCTTTGAAACCTTTAAATAAAGGTGCCATTTGTACCATATCAAAAACAATATTCGCACTATTCACTTTGTATGATCTCCAACCAGCTTTTGCAGCAATTAAATCAGCAACATTTTCCTTTGTTAAAGCTTTACCGTTATTTCGTAGTTCTGTACCTAGTTCACTATCAATTACTTTTTGGAACTCTTCCTCGTTCTCAAATTGTTTCATTGCGAACTCTCTTGACTTGTGTGAAATAGATAAACTTTCAGTCATGTTTTCAGCATTACGCATAATAGCAGAAGAAGTTGACAACTTACTCCAATATTTAGCTGTATCACTAACTTTATCAGTGATCTTTAATACGTCTGAAATTAAACCTAATCCTTTAACACCAGCTGTAGCAGGTATCATTAGACCTATTGTACTTGATAAACTAACACCATTTTCAGCCCACCAACCAAAGTCACCAAAATCAAATGCTTTATCAGGGTTAGTTCTATAAATTTTACCGCTATCTTTAGCATATTCTTTAATACCCTCACCCCATTCAATCAAAAAGTTATTAAAATCAGCACTTTCACCTGACATTTCATCTATAATAGCATCGGGTAATTCAAATATTGAACCAAGTCCACTAATACTACCACCAACAATCTCTCCAAGCATCTGTTTACCTACACTACCAGCTTTTTCCCAGTTTGATTGATTGTTAGCTCTCGCCTGATTCAATTCATCAAGTTCTTTAGTAGCACTAAACCCAGGAATATAAGGTTCGTATTCACTAATACCAACCTCAGTTTGTACACCTTCTTTTAACTGTGTTCTATTTCCAGAATGTTTCTGTAGTATATCAGCAATAGAAGTGTCTTTTGTTTCCTTAGCGATTTCATCCTTCTCTAAACCATCAATACTGTATAGTGATTCGTCTGTAGGTTCAACACTTTCTAGTTTTGTATTAGCGTGTTTTTTTAAGATGTCGTTATAATCAGGCATATATATATATAATAGTTTATTATTAATTTTAATACTTTAAGATATAAAAAAAAATCCACTTATGCAAGTGGATTTATATTTAATTTAGATTATTTAAAGCTTAAAGACATTACCACCGCCTTCGACAATGCTCATCTCCTTTATTATATTGTACTTTTCAGTCTCCGTTAGAGATAACCAATCCTTGTTGGTAAAAACCTTTCCAAACTTCTCCTTTAGATAAGACCATCGAGGTTTACCACCACCAGTTGTAAATATATTACTATTATCGGCTAGGGCTACCTTATCAAATTGTGAAACCAACTTGTCAACAGGACTACCACTACCTGTAAAAGTAGCTGTCGTATAAGTCTTATTCCCATCAGAACTACCAAATGTATCATTATTATCAACGTAATCTACACCCTCTACAAATCCAAGAGATTTAGCAACTGCTGTTGTCATAGCTAAAGGATTGTTATTTCTCAGTGAACGAGGAATAGATTTATCAATCTTTGTTGTAGTAAGACCATTATGTGTTTTAGTAATCTCTTCTAGAGCAGCTTCCATACTTGGTAAATCATAGAATACAGCATTACTTCTAGCATCACCTGTGTGTTGTGTTGTTATAGCACCTTTTCTACCAAACTGTAAAGAATCATTGTCTCTAGTTTGTGTTTCATTTAGGCTACCTTGTAAATCACTATTAATATTAAACTCTTCAACATTAACTGTATAGTAATCTTTACCATTAACTTTCTTTTTAATTACATTAGCTGATAAATCTGCACCTAAATTATACTGTTGCTTTTGTTCTTCACCTTCATATATCTTTGTTCTTCTAAATATATCTCCTTGTGATTCGATATCAGTTTGGACAATAGCATCAGCATACTCAACACCATTACCATAAGTAGCATTTTCACCTTTTGCTAAATCCCATTTGTTGTAATCCTTTCTAAGAGAATTTTGAATAACCATTCTAGCTTCTTGATTACTCTCTCTAGGTTTTAAAAGTATCTCTCTTCTCTCTCCTGTTTTCTCTAGTTTGCCAGTACTACTATTCTCTTTTGTTACGTCAACATAACCCTTCAACATTATACCTTGATTTGGTACAAAGTCTGTAGAACCTGTAATAGTAATATCATTTTGATTATACAATGGCGATTCATCACTATCTAAGTTAGTTTGTTGTCCATCTTGATCGTATACTATATAACCATTTTTATTACGTTTAACGTGATTAGATAAAGTCTGACTTAAGAAAGATAACTTTTCAGGGTTTTTAACATTAGTACTAAAATCGAATACAGCAGGTTCATAAGCTTCATCAATCTTAGTATCTAAATACTTCTTAAATAAATCTTTATTTTCAAAAATCTCATTAGTTTTATCCTTAGCTTTAACAGAAGAACTAACACCTTCTAATTCGTTTAATATATCTTTAGGTATTTTACCTTGACTTATTAAGTCTTTTAATACAAAGTATTGTCTTCTTCCTTCACTATCACCATCACCAGTCTTTAAGTAATTAACTATCTCCTCTGTATCAAGATCTCTAACGTATGGAAGAGCACCACCAATATGGAAAGCTTTACCTTCTAATGAAAATTCATCAAATATTGTATTTAGTTTCTTATCAATATTAGTTTTATCCTTTTCTATCTGTATTGATTTACTATCTATACCATCAACTTTAGCATTATATTCGTCTTTGGATATTTTATTAGTTTCGTATAAGTGTTTCCAATACTGTTCATTAGATACTTCATTAAGATAGTCACGTCTATTTTTATTAGTGTAAAACTGACTTAATAAATCCTCATTACTTTTCTTAGCTGTCTCAACGTCTTCAACACTAGCATTCTTATTATCAATTATCTTATAATTATTAGTAATAGAACTTTCTAATGTCTTAAGACTAGAGTTTAAATCTTTAGTCTCATTTGTAATACCTAGTTCACCATTATTTTGAACTTCTGAATTAAGTTGTGTAGGGTTATGTATTTTAATACCATGAGAAGATAGTATATAAGCAGCTTTGTCCTTATTCTCTTCAGCTAGTTCGTCTTTCCTAGTTCTATTATACTTAATAGCCTCAGCTGAAATGAAATCTTTCTTACTACTTACATCCATTTCAGAGAATGATTGTCCAATAGCAGCAGGATCAATAAAACTATCTACTTTTTTACCATACATTACAGCATCAAAGAAACTATCTAAATATCCTTCAGCTTCGAGGTCTTCAACTCTAACATCTTCACCAAAAGAACTTAATGCTATTTGTAAGTCTTTATTATTTATTACATTAGATGCTTGTAGAGACCTAAAATCGTCTGAATTTAGAGGTCTATTAGGTTGTTCTTTTACACCTGTTCTTGTCATCTTCCATTTCAACAAATCATTCTCATACTTAATTTGTCCTTTGTAGTTCTCATTATTCATTATCATACCTCTCAAAGCACCTTGTATCTTATCAGGTTCAACACTCTTTAAAGTACCTTCATATAAATAACCTTTTTCTGTATGAATAATATAATCTCTAGTTCCATCTGTTTTATCTAACCATAAAGGTTCTTTTCCAGCCTTAACATCCTTAGCTAAATCCCACATCTCTTTACCTATGTCAATGTAATCACTAGGTCTATTAAGTCCATACGTACCTTCAAACTCTCCAGTTTCTTCGTTCATAGATACACCTTGATAACCTTCATCAGCTCTCATTATCTCATAGTTCATCCATTCTTTTGGAATCTTACCTTCAGCTGTAGCTTCTTGTAACTCAGCAACACCTGAATCTCTAGCTAGTTTATTTTGTTTAGCCTTATTTAAGGCACTATTCATTGCAAAACCTTTTGTAAGACTTCTTACCTTCTCGTCTGCATCTTCCCAATTATTCCCATAATCGAAATCATTTAAACCTTGTTTTATATTGCTAAATGCTTCTGACTTAATTTCATTATCATTATCATTATCTAATACTTTAGTATTATACGCTAATATTTCTAATTTATCTGCATCACCTCTGTTACTTTTATGTCTATCATCTAATTCACTAGTCAATGCTTTTATCTCATTAACTGGTTGTCCGACATATGTATCAACAGTTCTAGCATAACTTAATTGCGGTGTTAATTCTGGCATATTATTATATATTATTTGGTAAAGCTAATTCTCCACTTGTTTGTGTACGTACTGATTGTGTAGGTCTCCTCTGAATACCTCTTACACCTTGTCTACTTTTCTGTTTTAACTTCTCACTAAAAGCTTTATTATTTGGAAACAATTCATTCCATTGTTCTTGAAAGTCAGGTCTATCTTTTATTAGTTCTTTAAAAGCATCTTGTCTACTCTTATCTCCTTTAAGTTCATTAACAAATGTTGGATCCTGTAGTAATTTACCTTGAACACCAGTACCGTATTGCAATAAATCTAAATCTATTTTTCTCTTATCTAGTTTCTCTTGATTACCTTGTCTAATTCCACCTAAAACATCTTCCGTCAACTTAGCTACATTCTGAGATTTCAAACTTGTGATTTCATTAGCTTGTTGAGTTTCTAATAAAGCATCTGAATATCTACCTTCTGCACCTTGTCTATCATATGCGTTAATATTAGCTAAATTCTGTGCTTGTACAGACTGTCTATTAAGTTTATCTTTATTTCTTAAGTCAGTTTCAATGTTCTCTTTTTGTCCTCTTACAGTATTAGCTTGTTCAAGTCCTTTAATATGTGCTGCTAATTTATTCGCTCTTCCGACATTAGCGTTATTTGTACTTCTATCAACACCTGTGTTAAATTCTCTAGTACTTTGTTGTATTTGAGCTAACTGTGGGTTAATATTTACATCTGTTTCTAGCTCAGCTGGTTGAAGTAAATTAGGACGTAATTCTTCCCTCTTTGGTAAACTAGGTGTTTTATTAATTAAACTAGCATTATATAAATTCTCTGCTAAAGGTAAAGCAAATTGTAATCCTTTATTAATCTTATTTAAATTTCCACCTGTAGCAAATCGTTGTCTCGGAGCAGTATAAGTCCTAGGTGGTTCATATGTGTCCATCTTAGGTAACTCAAGTTTCTCTAACTTATAACTTTGATCTTCTATTTCAGGTATCTCAAAAGAACCGTATTCCTCTTCCTCAGGATTAGCTAGTTCATATTCTAGTCTAGCACGTGGAGAAGTGTTGATTTCATTAAATAGCGTACTAGCCTGTAATAATGGAAACTGAGATGGTGCGACACCTTCACTTGGAGGTAAATTACCACCATTAGCTAGAGTCTTTGTTTCATTTGGCTTTGTAGCTTCTTGGTGTTCAAACAGTCTCTCCATTTTCATGTCTATTTGAGCAGTCATTCTAATAGCAGTATTCTTAGTTTGTGTATTGTTACTCTTTAAATCACCTTCAAACTTAGCTTTCTTCTTAGCTAACTTCTCAGCTTCTTTAGCATAACCTAACTTATCACTAAATACCATATCATCATCCATTATGATTTCTTTGTCCTCCACCTCTGCTACAATTTCATTATTAACGGCTAAATCAACTCCGCCCTGTGCATGGGAATTCCCTTCTACCTTGTCTACACCCTCAGCGATTTCATTAAGATTTCCACCAGTCTCAGCGTACATACCACGCTTAGGTAAATTACCACCTCCTGCAAAGTAACTTACATTGTTAGAACCTTCTGTATTAGCTCCTTCTAAGACATTAGCATAAGCATCTTTTTGGAACTGTTCTTGTTTTCCTTTAAGTTCTTTTTTCCTGAATCTAGCTTCTTCTATTGCACTAGCTTCTGCACCACTTTCAGCGACAGCTCTTTTGTTATTATTTAAAGCTCTTGTTCCAATACCTACACCAGCACCAATAATACCTCCTAGTGGACCGAATTGTGAACCTGTTGCGAAACCTTGCAAACCAGCAGCACCAAAACCTAATGCTTGTTCTCCTGTAGTCACATCAGGTCTATCTTGTATACCTGCTATGCCTTTGTCTATATCAGCATAAGCTGTTTCATAGTCTTCGTTACCTTGTTCTATGTAGTTAGCAAATGCAGATTTGTCATTATCATAAACATTACCTCCAGTTTGTAGATAATTAGGCTTCTTTTTACCTTTCTTTTTAACTATTTTTCTTCTCATTTTCATAATATCTTATCTATCTGAAATTCTACCATTGACTTTAACATCGTTCAAGAAAAAATCATTCTGACTACTATTATCGTAAATAAATCTGACAATAACAAACTTTCCAATGAATTTATTTTTTCTAAACCAACTTTTATTATTTGATACGTTACTACTAATAACATCAAACTTACTATCTATAAAAGGTAAATTTCTATTAACAACAACGTCACTAAATTTATTAAATGACCACTCTTCTTCCTTTATATCTTTAATCTCATTAAACCAAGTAGGTACTAACTGTAAAGGAATAATACCACTACATTGATAATTATTATATATCATTATATGTGTTATTGTATCTTTTAGTTCAGTATTATTATTACTTTCTATACTATCACTTACCCAATTAATAGAAGTAATAAGTTTAGATTCAATTCTATTACTATTAAAAACAATATCAATTATACTTTCACTGTCTACACTTTGATCGTAGAATCTTCCTCTCTTACTCTCTATGTTATGTAAATATACATTACCTGTAGATGTGTTATTAACTGAGAATACTTTATTTCTAGTATTAAATATAGCATCAGGTATGTAATCATGTAGAGCAATCCAACTGTCATTGACAGGACTATAACTAAACGTAAATGAATAGTCAGTTTCAGTCTCAGTAGTTCTCTTGATATTCTTAGTAATTAAAATCCTATTCCATTTCTCATCATATACACCTAAGATTCCAATACCATTAAAAGGATTATCTATCTCAGTTGCTAAACCTAAGTTATCTCTAAAGAAGTTTCTTAAACCATTACTACTAATCTCTTTTGGCGTAGTACCTGATATAAGGAATATCTTACCTTGATTCTGATCTACAACACAATATCCAACTTTAGTAGTAAAAGCAGCAAACTTAGATTGACAACCGATATACCCATTTTCAGTAGTTATTATTTCGTCAGGTTGTCTATCAAATAAATCACCATCTCCTAGAAAAGCAGTAATATTACTAGTTTGTAATACATCTTTTATAGAAGCGACATATACAGTATACTTGTGCTGAATATATAAAACTCTATTTACATTCTCTAGTTTCCATACTTCACCTTTAGTTCTAGGCATATCATAATAACTATTTATTAGAAACTTTCTCCAACCTATTGTTAAAGTTTCATCAAAGTCTTTTAAACTCCTAGCTATTCTGTATGCAAATGTATTTGTTGTTCTAGTTAATCCGTCGTTAATTGATAAAGGTTTGATGTTATTAAGTGTAATAAACATTATATTAACAACTCTATCCTCATTCACAAAATGTGGTAAATCAGTCGAATAAGAACTATGTGATAAAAATGTATATATCTTTTTTACTCTATTTGTAATAACATCTGGCTCATTATAACTATGCACTGCTACTGTCTCAGTTCTTTCGTATGTATCTCCACCTAATATGTCACCACTATTGTATACATTGTCTGTGTCATTAGTTAAAAACATCAACCCTGTGTCAACAGTAGTTTGATTTTCATATTTTAAATGTACATCAGATAGTACTTGTTCAATACTAAAAATAGAATTAGACGGTATGTTAGTAATAGTTCTAATAGCAATATGTTCCTCTCTATTGGGATTAGCTGTACTATTACCTTGTGGTACATAACTAATACTACTTATTGCATTTAATACAGTACCATTAAAAGTAGTATTATTGCGCTCTTTGCTATATCTAATGTACATATTATTGTTATTCAGACTTGGTTTGTAATCCAAAGTCTCTTTAGAATAGTATCTAAATCTGTCAGTAGAATTTGGTATAGTAGTACCACCATCAATAATATTATCTGTCTGTCTTATTCCGTTTCCTTCTGAGACAACAGTTTGATTATTGTTATCCTTCTGAGCAAAATATAATCTATAACCTTGTACCTTATCTTTTATCTCATCAGGTATAATAACATTCTCTAGACGTAAAGTGAATAAAAAATCACCTATTGAATCTGTATCAGCTTTGGTTTTAATGGTTGCATATGTAGGCATTCTATGATGTCTAACATTCTTACCTTTTATATTCCCAATTACACCAGTTAAATCACATATATTAAAATCATCTGTATTAGGATAAACTTCATTCTTATTTTCCCAGTAGCCTAAGATACCAGTAGTACCATTCGATGTATCTGCTAAATGATAATTAGATAAAAATCTAGAATCAATTGCTCCGTGTGTTATAATTCTATTCTCTTTAAGTGAAGCATCATATAATATATCTATTAAACCGTTATTAGGTTCAGGGAATACAACGTATGTTCCTTTAAGTGTGATATAAGTATTCCTTATAGGACTAGAACCACCAGTTAATTCAAATCTAGCACATTCCATTTCGTAATGATTACCATTCAAATTAATAATGTATTCTCTAGTATTTGATAGTAGCGTAGTAGATACTGGATCAGCAGAAGAACTAGTAACTGAAATAGTAACTACACCATTGTCATTTGTAACAGCTTCGTAAGTTGATAAAAAAGTACTTGGAAAACTATGAGCTTTAATTATATTTACAGTATACGGTAAAATATCTCTTCCAGGTATATGATAACCTTTAGATTCACTACCATCTTTATTTACTAAAGCAATATACAAAGCATAGACTTCATTAGGTTTAAATGTCCTACCAAAGAAATCATATGTAACACTATTCTCATTAAAGTCAGTAAAACCACTTTCAGATAAGTCAATACATCTATCTATTAAGTAACTAGTAGAACTAATAACATCCCATTTTACGTTAATATTATTTGCATAACATTGATAATCAATTTCAGTAGTCTTAAAATTACCATATATCAACTGATCTTTAACAGTAGTTATAGCTTGTACTCTATCAAAAGAAGCAGTAGGTATAATAATATCATTTAAGGTATAACTGTGTACGAAATTTTGACCAACATAAACAAAACTATTTATATTAGTATCAATATCTCCTATATGAAATATTTCTGTAGTAGTATTTTTCCTATTTATGACAACTATTCTGTACTTATCATATCTATTATCTAAGTTCTTTAATTGTATTTTAACTCCTCTACCTTTGTCTTCTTTATTATGAAATGAGTCACTAATATAAACAAATTCAGTTACATCAATATCATTAATTAAATATGCTATAGCAAATTGTATAGAACCTGTAGGAATATTACCAGTGTATTCTATAATAGAATCAATTTCGGGTACTTTAATCTCAGGCTTAAGGTATATTTTTACAACCTCACTAGGATTAACTAATTCCATATTACTATTTAAAGCAAAAGGAAGGTTCTGTAAATTAAGTATTGAAGGTGGTTTTGCACTAGTATTTAAACCACTTATCCAAGTAACAATTGTCTCATCTTTGAAATTCCTTTTAGAACGACCTTCAATAGGGTTCTCTAAATTGAATCCAATATAAGCACTATTAACAATTGTAGTATATACGTTATTAATATCTAATATACCTATTTCACTAAATGTATTATCAGTAGAGAAGATAATTGTAGTCACACCATCTTGTACAGAACCTATAACAGGTTTAGTTAGAGCTTCAATTAAGTCAAAACCTTCTTCATTGTTAATTGAGTTACCATTAATAATAACATTCTTTGCGTATCTCCAACTGCCATCTATTTGATTATACGGTCTCTCATCTGTTCTAAATCCTTTTTGTATATTCATATCTATCTTTGAATACTAAAATCACTAAGTACTAAAGAACCAGGAGGTTGAGCTATACTTATAGTCTCTTCTAAATCTACATCAAAGAACTTTTTAGCTTTATTAACATCTATTATTACATTACACCAACTATCCTTAAATTTCTCATAGTCTTCAATACTTGGATACATACCAACATTAAATGCTCTAACTTGGTGTGTTTCCCATAGTGCTATAACATCTTTAAGTGTTAAAACTTGGTGCTTAAATCCACTAAGCATCATCTGTCTTAATACATAGTAAGTTATTGCTTCTTTAAATTGTATCTTATCAGGTATCATAGGAAAACCCTTATCATCTACAGGTACTCGTTCACCATATACTGTAATCTTTCCTTTCTCGAAAGAAGTGAATATATAATTAGGATTTAATCTATACGACTCAGACACATGATTAGGCAAGTCTACATTACATTTTTTATATAAGTTTATACCACCTTTTTTAGGTAATCTAGTGTTATCATATTCAATTCCTGATATAGTCTCTAAAGCACATGGTATTTTAACTCTGTGTTCCTTGACATCAAGACACCAAGTATAAGACTCATAACCAGCAAAGAAGCCTATTATTTCTAAAGCTTCTCCAATCCATTCAACAGCATTACCAACCCACTCGTCACTGGAAGGTCGAAAATCTCTATAAAACTTACTTATTATATTACCACTACTTACTAATTTATATACAGCCATTACATTCTATAATTTAAGGTTACTTGGGGGTTATCTTCTCTATACTTATGTAGTTTTTTAATAATACAACCTTTACCTTTAACAGGTGAAAAAGAATATACTAATTCATTAGGTAAATTAGAGTTCTTCTTATTCCAATACCACCAGTAAGAATAATCATCTACCATATAAATAAAATATGGAACACCACCATTATCTTTAGTTATTAATCTTTGTGCGTCTCTTTCTATTACTGCATAAGGGACTTTACCTTCTGCTATAATCTCTCTTTTCCTTTTTAAAGATGCACCCCAATTAATAACATCTCTAGTTAAATCTCTTTTCTTCTTTTGTATTCTTATAGTAGATATACCATAACCTGCATTAAACTCGTAACCCTTAATAATTTCATTAACTAACTCCTTATTAAACGTACTGATTATAAACTTATACAATTTATAACTAATAAGATTTGTTTCTTCCTTAGTTATTTGGTTATTCAAATTATCTAGTTTTTTATTGAGTCCTGCTAATTTTTCGACTTCCACAAGTAGCTCAGGCTTCGATAAACCATCTAAGGGTAAGATATAGAACGGAATTTTCGATTCTAAGGAGGATAAATTACATACTACAGCATCAATTACATCTTTTACCTCAACTCCGAAATACTGTTTTAAACTCTTGTTGTTATACTCTATTGTTGTTACTACTAATTTCTTTATTTTAGTAAAGGTCTTTACTTTGCTTTTAAGTTCTATAATTCTTATTTTTGTCTTATCGTTATAAGCATTACAGTAATCTTTAGTAGTAACAGTAGTCATATTTAAGGTTTATCTTCTTTAATTTCTATCTCTTTATCATCTCGACCAACAACTCTAAGTTCACCTCTTCTAATACTATCAGTAATAGTTCTTAGCATATCTTCAGGAATAGGAAAAGCCATATCGTCATTATAACAATTACTTCCATCTTCTGAACTACAAAAACTATTAACATCCTCAGGGTCAACAAAAGCATCTTGTATAAGAGCGTGCTTTAATTTAGTTGTATTGGTTACATAAATATAACCATTTTTATAGTCATATCCAACTGTACAGGAAGTAAATTTATTAAACTTTGCAAATTGTTCAGCTTGTCCTTGTCTATGTGTGAAAGCACCTTTGAACCCCATAAAACCAACATACTTAAAAGGCACAATATAGTTTTTTCTTACAGGCTTGGGCACTTTGTCTTTACTTCTCAAAACCTTACATCCCGTACTTACCATACAATCGTCTAGTTCATCTACTAATATCAAGTCGATTCTAACAGTCTGTAAATACTCTGTACTATTACCATTCTTAGTAATATCTTGTCTAATAAATTCAGCTCTATAATACTTTATAGTAAACTTCAATCTCTCGATTAACATATGATTCAATGGTTGTCCCATTGTATCAGCTAAAGAGTATGCTATTTCATTTAGTGTTGCCATATTATAATTTTATTCTTCTACCAACTTTAATACCACTTTCATATAAGTCTAATAGATGTTTTTTATCTACATTAAAAGCTTGATTACTAAGTTTAGGTAGATATAATTTATGTTGTTCAACTTGGTATTTATCACACATTAAGTCCTCTACTAATTCGTCTTTTTTAGAGATAGTCAATAGAGCTATTTTTGCAGTTCTTCCAGCAGTAGCTACGACGTTACTTGGTTTCCACTCATCAAGAATGTTTGTTAAATCATCAGGTCTAGAGTATATAGATACATGAGTTTTAACCTCATCTTTAAACTTATCTATAGCCCATGCAGATAGTATTGTAGTTCTAATACCTCCATCTAAATGATAACCATTGTCAAGATGTACAGCTTCACCTAACATAGGAACACTAGAACTAGCCTTAACAATCTTTATAAACTTATGATAAGATACATTTTTTAAATTATATACAATTCTAGCTCCTGTTTTAAAGTCTGTAGTATTCACATAAGTAGCTGGGTAATTACCTGCTATGTACCTATTAAAAGTACCCTCACTTATGTATTTCTTAATAGTCGTTTCAAGGTTATCCATTACTGATATACTCTCTTTACTACTAACAACTCTAAGTATTGCTTTAAATGTTAACTTTCTTTTCTTATTAATAGGTTTAACACTGAATATAGAATCTAATGTTAAATCAACACTAGCAACTTTCAATGTCTCCCATAAACCCATAGCTACTAGTACAACCGCTAAAGCACTAGCAGAATTACCAGTAATAATATCAGGTTTATAACCTTTTTCTACTACTACTGATCTTGCTATACCTACTAAACCACTAAGTTTTGTCTCTCCTCCTGATATTGATAATATTTTCATCTTTCTTATATTTAATTTTAATTACACCAACCACTCATTTATCATTGAAGACGGTAACAACTTAGGGAACTGAGATACCTCTTCGCCACTAAATAAAGTACGTCCGAAAATGTCCTCAAATACTATATCATTAAAGAAACTAGGTTCAATATCAAAAGATATAATTAGCTTCTTTTTATTCTTAGATTTAGTAGAACTCTCAAAACTAGTTTGATGTAGTTCTGAGAAGTATATCTTTGGTAGTTGGTTTATCTTTATTATTCCGTATTTTGTCATTATGGTAAATTGTATATTAGTTTATCAGCATTATATCTACTTAAATCTTCTGCTGTAGTTGTTAATTTATCAAACACTTCGACTTTAGGTATATAACCTCTCCAAAGGAAAAACCTACCAGTACCTATAGGTACAGCACCAATAGTTGTAATATTAGTACCATTCCCAAGATTAGCACCAGACGCTCTACTGTCTTCAACTTGATTTATGTATATCTCAAAAGAACCTAATAAAGTAATACCTCCATTATTGTACTTTATAAGAACTTCATTAAAAGTGTCAGCTATAAGAGGGGTAACAGTTCTACTATTAACAATATTGTTACCCATACTAGTTACCAAAACTTGATTATTAGAAGCAAATATAAATATTGTAAAAGATGTTCCAGCAGATGTCTTAAAGGTAGCTAATGCGTGTCTACTTGTAGCCAAAGAACTAGGATTAACTATCATACGAACAGTAAACTCTTTACTCAAATCTACCTCAAAAGTAGGGTCAACATCTGCGTAATTATCTACTCCATTTAAAGCAAGTAGTCCACCGTTATTTGTCGAGTACACTGGATCATTATATAATAAAGCATCAAAACTATTTGATGTTAAATCAAACCAATCAACACCTGTTCCACTGTACGAATCAGAAATTCCACTATTTAAATACAGTCTTAAACCGTCTTCATCGTAACTACCACCTTGTGCAAATAAAGGATATATTAATTCTCCTTTATTGTTAAGTGGGTCGGGGTAGTTTCTAGTATATACAGATTCTATATCACCTGTAGTTAAGTTAGTATATTCCATAGTATTTTAATAAGGTGCTAATATGTATGTATCACTCACTAAATTTTCAGCTGTATCATACAGCAAAGTACGTCTTTTAATATCAGCACCTTTTAGATTTGTATAGTCTATTATTATTTGCTTCTCCCCACCTGACAAAGTACTATGTGCTAACGACTTATTAAGGTCAGGATTAAGTAACTTATCAACTTGTGCAATAAGAACATCTAATCTAGCTTCTGTTTCTCTACTCATTTCTTTTTATTTTTTTTTGTTTTTACTTTTTTAATATATCTACCATAAAATGCTAATATAGCAGTAACCGCACCAAATAGAAGTATTATAAATCTTAATACTTCTAATAGCATCTCATAAACCTCTTTAACATTCAAGTCTAAATAACTTATTCCTACCGCACTAATAGATCCAAATGTACCTCCGATATAATGTTCTTTTAAGTAGTCAACATATGTTCCAATCATTTTTCCCATCTTATTTTTTATTATTCAGTACCTTAATTATCTTATCAGTAGTAAAACCAGCTAAAAAAGAAGTGTAACTGTTTAACTCTACACCACTAATATTCTCTGTAAATAATACTCCAAATACAATTGTAACTAAGTTTATTATTATTCTTTTTTTGTTCTCTTTAAACCAATCTTTAATATTTACTTTTGTTTTAGTATCATAAGCTTCTAAAAACAAACTAAATGATAGACCTATTACAGCTAATATATAGTATGCCGTAAAATCAATTGGATTAATATTATTTAAAATTATCTCTTTCATAATTACGCTTTTTGTATATAAGCTAATGTATAGTAAGGTGGTCTATTCTCATGAGAGTTTCCACTACCAGCTGTACTACCTGTAGTTGTATTTGATTTAAAAGTTAATTGACTGGTAGTTGCAGCAGCAGTTAAAACATCGACATTAGTACCTGTACCTAAACTACCTGGAGTTTGTTTAAGTGCGTGTGAATGTGCGGGTAACTGAGCTTCAGTTAATGTAACATCCATTGCACCACCTATATTACCTATTGCATTGTAATCTCCATTCGATGTATCGTAACCAACTATAAATCTACCTTTTAAATTAGGTGTACTATTAGTCCCATCACACAAATTCCAACCTGTTGGAGCAGTAGTACCAGCCCACATTATAATAGAACCTACAGGTAATAAAGTAGTAAGAGTAGTATTAATCGTATTTATACTTGTTTCAGTAGTTTGTACCGCTTGATCTAAACCATTTAAAGAGGCAGTTACAGTCTCGCCATTTGATATATTATTTTGATGTGTGTACTGTCTGTTACCTACAGCAGTTGTTATACTCGCTGCTACGTGAGCTTTTACCTGTGTTGTCTTAGCCTGTAATGAAAAACTGTCTGCATCGGAGTCGTTACCTGCATCAAACTGTGCCTGAGTAGACAATTTAACAAGTCCTTGTACACCTTCTTGTGCAGTATCTTCTACATTAAGTTTAAAAGTAACAGATTCGAACAGTTTCTTATACACTTCTGCATTAGGATAATTCCCCTTTAAGAACCTATTAAACACAGTCTTATTTTCAATTATATAAGTTGTATCAAAACCTAATTCTTTGTCTACTTTACTTCCTGAGTTTACTTGTGAGTTTCTTAGAAAGAACTCTCTATATTCTTTTACTGTCATTGTCGTAATATTATTTAATATCTAATTATTTTACAGTACCATCCTCTGACTTTAATTGTACAGGTTTTATCAGACTTTATTTGAAATTTAGCAGGACCATTAAAAGTATTTAAATCGCCCATATATATACCATTTAGTACATTTATATTATAAGTACCAACTGTTTTATAGTTTTTTTCTGTTACAAATGGTGTAGGATATGGATTTTGACCTATTGACATCAACAAATAAATATCTATTTCTGTATTTGTACTGATAGTTGTAATTTCTAAATCTAAGCGTATGTCAATAGTATCACCTAATTTTAACTGTGTCCAATTAAATTCATTTGTATTTTCGTTATATATACTAGTAATATTAGAAGGAAGGTAGTTAACATTTGTAAAAGCTCCTTCTCCGTCATTAGTTATATCAACAAAATCTAAACCACCTATAACTGAAATAGGGTTCGTACTTGTGTTTAAGTCATTATAATCAACCCACCCCATTTTAGTACTATTTGTATTCCAGTTAATTCTATCTTGTGTACTTACTAATTCTTCTTCCTTTGCTTGTCTATATGGTTCTGACATTGTTATGTTAGTTTAAGTGGGTTAAATGCTTTCATAGTTGAGCTAAAGATAGTCACTACAGCAGTATCAGTTGTTAAATTAGTTATTGCAGTCTCAAAACTATCTATTGTAAGTATTAAATCGCTAGTAGGACTAAAAGTTACTCTTTTCTTTTCCATACGTACACCTCCACTGGCTGCGAAAGTAGTAACATCAGTATTCTCTATAAATCCTTTTAATATAGAACCGTCTATATTTATTAATTTTATTTTTACACTATTTAATACTTTTGTTTGTCCGTTACCGTAAGTACTAAAAGCAACAGCTGTTCCATTTATATTCCCTTTTATACTAACTTTATCAAATAAATTAAAATTTACAACAGTCAATAGTACATCCCATTCTAAATCTATCTCTACAATAGATCCAACATCTTTAAAGAAATTATACGGTATAGCAGTAGTTGTAATAGGTGTTGGTAATGTTTCAACAGTATTTAAATTAGCACCTGTGTAAATAATATCATAATTACTAGCAGACTCAAACCTCTGACTAACTTGTGTAGGTGTCACAGGAGGTACACCACTTTGAATATTAATATAACTTTGTATATAAGACAAAGTAGTTCTTTTACTAGTTTTAGTGATACTATCGTATATATATATACCATCATTATCATTAGGATTTGTTTGTAAATCTAGTTCTAACAATTTTTTACCTTCTACCATTTTATATTTCTAAATGTATTTCGTTATTATTAATATCTCTTCCTACTATTAAATGGAACTCTTCACCAGTTGTAACGTATTTACAACTATCATTAGTATTTAATAGTTCTTTTATATCGTGTTTTGTATATATAGTAGTATCTTCAAATACATTAGGTTCGACAACATGAGTAGTCTCTATACTAACAGTATTAATACCTATAGTGTCGTCATTCAATAAACCAAACAATCTATATACCTCCAATAAGTCAACACTATTACAGGCTAGTACGCCCTTGAACTTAGTAGTATCAACTACATAATCTTCAATCTTAAGTGTATTATCGTATTCAATAGCACCTAAAAGAATAGCAATATAAATAATCTGTACTTCTTTATGTATATCACTAGTACCAAATAGGTTGTCCTGATTAATTTCTTTAGTGTGTAAGTTCACCAATCTCTTTCTAAAGTAAGTAAATACCTTATCTAGTTTCTCTTCAAGTACCGTAGTTTTATTTACACGTAAAAACATTAACAATCACAGTCATTATCAGCACAATTTTCATTAAGTTTATTAAGTACTGTAGAAATCTCAAATAAACTATCTAATTTATCTGATTCAATACTTTCATAAATATAATTAAAATTATACTCTGAGTTCAACATATTAAAGAATGTTATAGCTAACATTACAGTACTATTAAAATTAGTCGTGTCCTTATTCTCTTCACAACCACAATCTTCTGGACATAGGATACTCGATATATATTTAATTAGACAGTTCTTTATAGCACAGTAATTAACAACTATAAAAGAGTATTCTTTAGAGTTTCTAGTAACACTGAATTTATATAAACCATCAGTTGCTAAAACTTCTTTAACAGAACTCAAATTACCAAATACAATAGTCTTATAAGCTTCAAAAACTTTAGTATCATTTAACTTAGTAATAACAAGACTTAAATCATCAAAAGAATTATTAGTAATAGTATATTCGTCACAACTAGTTTGTTGTATTTCGAACCAATTACAACTTTTTATTTTAAGTGTCTTAGTACAAGTATAAATATTAGGTGAACCTATTTTTATCTGTAATACATAATCACCTACTTCAGGTATTGGAAAATTAGACCAATCGTATGTTGAATGGTTATATACATAAGATGTTGGTGAAGTTAATGTAAAACTATAAGCTTGACTATTTATTTCATTACCTGTAAAATCTATTAAACTATATTCTATTGTTTGTGTTGGATAAGGGTACGAAATAGCATCATTAATATACAATTGTACAACACCACTGTAATCAATAAAAGTACTAGCTTTGTTTAAAGAATCAATAGTAGTACTACATTCATTAATACCACAATTAGTTTCACAATTAGTACTCACTTCATATGTTGGTATGTAGTCTTCACTGCTAGCCGTTAATAATAATGTACTACAACTGGAGATTGTAGAATAAACACCATTAATATATCCACTAATCTCAACCACTTGTTGTATATCTATAGTTGCTTTTTCGGTTATAAAACCATTTGGAACAGTAAGTAAATTATCACTATTCGCGTCTACATATTTTATAGCACCTTGTGTACTAGATAAATTATATAGATAAATATCATTAGTAAAAGGTTTTCTATAGTGTGTAAAAACAGAAAACGCTTTTGTTTGATTACCACCTACAACGTTATTTGTTTCGTTGACGAGGTAAATATCCATATTAGGATTATAGGTAATAGCAGTACCACCTGTATTATTCTGATTAAGATTGTTACCTAAATCATATCCGAATAACTTAAATATGTTATTATATGGGAGGTAACCTACTTTACTTACATTAATAATAGCATCAATCTCTTGAATAGTAGTCATTGCTATAGTCATTTCAATAAAGTTTGTATTTACTCTTTGAATGCTTGAAACAGCAATGCTATTAGTAGTAGTAGTTATAGTACCATTAGGTAAAGTGTATGTAGCTAAATTAGTAGTATCTAATATAGTAGTACCATCTATAACAACCTTTAAAGAAGTGTTTGTTAATGCTACATTACTAGAAGCCTGACTACAGATATTGTAGTCAGGTGTTCCAGTGTTATTAGGACTAAGTATTTGAAATCTTAGTTTCATCTATTTTATTATTTATTAGACTGCTGTGTCATTACCAGTTTCTTCATTACCACCAGCTAATCCATAGATAGCAGTTTGGATAGTTTCGAAACCTGTTTGTAAAGTAGCTCCCTTAGGCATTGCTACAACCAATACTTGGTTAGTTGCAAACTCTGTAGATGAAGCACTCATGTGTCTTCTTTGGAAATTGATTGTATAAGTATCATAAGCCAATCCTGTAATAGCTACATTTTGTCTACTAAAGTAGTATGATGCTAAATACATTTTACTAGTATTACCACTAGAAGGACTATAAAACTCTTCTAACTCTTGAATCTGTTTGAAAGTTCCTGCACCGTAATCTAATGCTATAGAGTTACTAGTACCATCTTTAATAACAGTAGAGTTACCAAAAATACCATCTAATCCTACAGTAACAGCAGTATCATCGTCTCTAACTGTTAATTTAATACCTACATTACCAGTTACTACAGCAGCATCTACAAATCTATCACTACGACCGTTAATCTGTGCAACAATAGCAGTTAATACAGTTGCCGCAGTATCACCTGTTTTAACTACGTATTCAAATCTTTGTTTCTCTAGTCCAACCTCTCTAATTGGAATCTCTTTTACAATACGTATAAAAGCAATTGTTCCAGGTATTAAAGTACCAGGTAAATTCAATGCTCCAGTAGCTAAATCATTACCTACATAGATAATAGGTTTAACAGCAACTCTAGAAGCTTGTGCATCAACTGATGCGTGTTCTCTTACAATCTCATTACTCCAGTGCATTGTACCATCGTACTTAGTAACATACCTAATTGATTTTACATCAGACATACTAGCTACAACATTACCAACTGTTAAAAGTACATTTTTATCAGTAAAAATAGCTAATGCACCTTCAGTTATTGAATTTACATCATTAATATCTGTGACACCTGCATTTAGCGCAAGGTTTTTTAATACTATTATTTTTTTCATTTTTCTATTATTTATATTTGTTTATTCTTTAAGTAGATTCTCATTGATAATACTACCATAATCCTTAGCTTCGATTCTTGATTTTATAAGTTGTACAGCAATATCAACAATCTCTTCATGAAAGTTACTATTAAGCTCACATGATTGTTCTAAAGATAAGCTTATTAGTCTAGGTTTCCTAATATAAGATAAGTAAAAAGTGTGTAATATAAACCTTTGATTGTGATAGGTTTTAATCATTTTATTACTAATGTTAAATATAGGACTATCATACTTAGTTGTTAAAAAAGGGTGCTTTAAAAGTTCCCTAGTCTTTGTTGTAACCAATCTAGCAGGTTGTTTACCTATATTATTATCAGTTGTTTGGTAAACATTTAAACTAACTTGTGTAAAATTGTACACTGTACTACCAACTTGAATAGATGTTAAAGTAACATCTTTACTAACAAAGATAAAAGAATTGGGAGTATATACATTTTTGTACGTCTCCCAATATACTTCAATATCTGTTCTAGTTCTATTAATAACTTCAATAATATGATGAACAATATAAAATCGTTCCTCAGTAGAATTGATTTGTCCATTAGCAACATTACTAGTAAACTTATAATCATTAATGTCAAAAAGTATAGTTTGTGTAACACCTTGTAGTAGAGTAATTCTAAACCCGTTAAAGGGAGTGGCAGAAGAATCGTTTAAGAAAGGTACTACACAATTCAGTTCTATGACTGATACTATACTTTTTGTTACATTATTACAATTATATATAACACTAGGTTCTCCTTCAATAGGGAGAAAATAGTTATATGGTAGTACGCTGAATTGCACTTCGTTATCTTCAATATACACGTCTAAAGGTTTGTGTTCGTATATGTCCTCTAAATCTTCATACCTTTTAAAAGTCATTTCAAAACCTTCATTTTTGGGATTAGATTTAGGATTAACACGGTTCTTTACAAACCTTAACTGAGCCTCATTAAGAATCCAATCTTTTTGCTCAGGTGATATATTATCCAAAGTATCGGTGTTTAGTTTCTGTACCCCTACATCAACACCTATGTGCATTTCTTGTACTAACATTTAGTTATTTATCTTTAGACTCATTATAATTCTTATTAGTCATGTTATTCATTTTTGCTTTCAACTCTAATAAAGTTTTAGAATTAGATTTATCAGTTATAAAAGCAATAGCTTCGTCCATTGTATTACCAATAGTTGTTTTGTCCATTATAATAGTAGTTGTATTAGCTACTCTTTGTAATGTGCTATACTCTATACATTCTTCAATAAATGATTGTGTTAACAAGTGTTTGTCTTCTGCTATTTCGATGAATCTATTAACAGTGATTTTATTAATTGATATATCATATAATAACATATCTTTTGCATCTTGTGAAACCTTATCAATATTATGTATTGGTAAATTAGCTTCTTCTAATAGGTAACGCTCACTTGTAAAAATACGTAATACAGCAAAAGCATTATCCTTTTTACTTTCAAGGTCAAGGAACAACTTATTAGCTTTTTTCATTACTTTAAAGTTAACTAATTTCTTAGCTTGTTCTTCTTCACTGCTATAGATAAAAAATCTAATCTTTGGACTCTTTGCTAAATCTTCTTTTGAATTAGCTACTTTACTATATACTAAACAATACTTCCATAAGATGTATTCAACTATATTTACAGGAACACCTTTTTCTGTTGTTATATCAAGTTTTTTACCTTCTCCTGCTGGTATAATAGCACTAATGTTTTTCCAGTAATTTCTAACTTGTTTACCCCATTCAGCTGAACCTGCATTTATACCTAGTATCTCAGGTAAATATTTATTCTCTTCTTCAATAGTTAAACCCTTTAATGGCATAGTACCTTTAAAAGATGAACCGATCTTCCAAATATGGTCAGTTGTGTCTTCTCCTAATGAGCTTTTAATTCCTTCTTTTCTTCTTATATAAACTATCTTTTCTTCCATCGTTTTAATTTTTGTTTAAAAAGGGTGTAGTCTCCTACACCCTTATACATTATAATTATTATTTATTCTTATGAAATATCACACGTTAATTGGAAACAATGTGTATTACGTCTAATAGCAACACCCTTAGCAGATAAGAAATGTACACTAGACTTATCTTGATCAGTAGCGATGTTCATATCGTTGTTACCTTTAAAGTCATAAGGAGTCGGCGCCATACCCTTAAGTATACCAGTAATCATTCCTCTTCCTTTTTGAGTAACCATTTGAACATTTCTTTCACCATCGTAAACAGATTGATCCACAAATACCATTCTATATGATTCAAGAGGTTTACCTGTAACAGGATGTCTGTTAGATACAGCAGCTCTACCACCATGATCGAATAAGTTAACCTTTTTAAGAGTAACTGTATGTCCATCTACGTGTTGATATTGAGTAAAGTAAGCACCATACATTAAGTTTCTACTTCCAGTACCACCTTTAACGAATTTATCACCTACATTAGCGTTAGCTACAAGATTGAATCCACTAGCTTCATCTTTCATAGCGTTGTCAAACTCTTCAGCTCCACCTTCACCAGTATATAAAGTAATGTCCATGTTACCTGTATCAGTAGCACCATACATAACATCAGCAACAGTTCTTTTAATCTTCTGTGCAGTCAATTCACTATACGTATCATGATTAGGAATTTGATCTAATAAACCAGCTCCCATTGGAATAGGTAATCCAGTATCAGGGTCATTCATTGTAACAACACCACTAGAGTTTCTATTATAAGTAGAATACCAGTACTCCTCTTCACAAGAAGCTTTCCAATCAATCATATGTTGCCATCTCTCGAAATCAATCCAGTAGTTAGTCATTTTACCATTAACATTAAACTGAACTTCGACAGTCTTGTTAGCTAAATTTCCACCTATCTCATAACTCTTTCTTAAGAAGTTAATTTGATTCTTTATTTTACCTGGAGTTGTAACATTACTTTCATTACCCTTAGAGTATGATTCAGAAACAGACGATCCACCTACAGAACCCCATATAGTTCCAGCAGCAAATTGAGTAGGATCTACAAATGCTCCAATATCAGTTGTAATAATTTGTAAAGTATATTTAAAATTACTACCATCTTGCATTGCTTTACCCATGATTCTAGCACGAGTACCATTAGGTGATTCAACAGTTCTTTGTTGCTTTAACCAGTTCTCTTTAAAAGTAACATAGAAGTAACCGTGACCAATACCTGCTTTACTAGAAGAAGTATATGCACTAGAAACAACTGTATCAGTAGTTCTTAATCTTCTAAAAGTATTCCAATCATATTGTACATCATTAAGTTCAATAGTTCGTGTTCCACCTTTTTGTCCTTCTGTCATAAAAGACAATGGAAACCTATTATCTTCTCTACCTTGTAGGTGAGTGATTACAGGATTTAATTGATCTGGTTTTGAGAGTAAGGCATTAGCTAATGTATTCTCATTTGTAAACCCTGTAGAGTCATGTCTATCGTGATACAAGACTCTAGCATTAGTTGAGTTGCTTCCGTTCATTTTTGTTTATTTGTTTATATTTATTATTTACTATTGAAAATTGTTTATATTAATGTCTGTATTTTGAGCACCTGATATAGGTTTCTTAATAACATTTCGTTTATGCTTAGGTACGTTCTTAGTAATACGTTGTCTCATAGAAGTAGCTTTCTCTTGTGCTACCATAGATTTAACAAGTTTATTTAAGTCATATCCTTTGTATCTCCAAAAAGACATCATTAAAGTAGTTTCTTTGTCTTCTTTTTGTCTGTCAACCATATCTTGACTATTACCATTACTGTCAACAGCTTTAGATACATAGTTATAGAAATCGTCTTGTTCTGCTTTAGGTATATTAATGTTCTTTAACTTACCATTTGTTACAACTGTCTTAATTTCATTCCAGTGTGCAACAATATTATTTTGTCTATCTTCTTTTTGCTTGTCTACTTTTTGTTGGTTAACTCTAGCAGTTTCAAGTTTAGTATCAATCCTAGCTTGTTTACTTACTTTGGACATCTCAAACAATTTACCAGTGTCGTCAAAAGTATCTAACATAGTATCAATCGTCCCTTCATCCATTCCTTTGGATAAGAAATCTTCTTTTATAACAGACCTTAACTGTGATTTATTAGACTTATCTAATTCAGTATTTGACCAATCTTGTTCAGTAGCATAAAAGTTATTTACATTACCACCAGTTGCAAGATGATTATGTAAGTCTGTAAGCTCAGGGAAAGTATCTAAAAATTTATTTATTTGACTAGTAGCTTGTTGACCTGCTGAATCAGACACATATTGTGCAATACCTTCAGTAGTATCTTCGTACTGTACAGGAGCACCATCTTCACCAAGTATCTCATACCCTAAAGTAGTTTGTATCTCATTAATAAAAGGTACTTCGTCACTAGCGTATTCTTCAATTTCATCTACCTTCTTTATAATCTCTCCCTTATCATCTACAATGTTACCTTCTTCATCAACATCTGTACCTTTGTACTTTTCTAGTAATTCAGCTTTAAATTCTTCATCTGTTAAATCAACAGCTTGCTCAGTGTTAGTACCCTGCTCAGTGTCTGTATTTTGCTCAGTGTTAGTATTTTGATTGTCCTCTTGATTATTATCCTCTTGATTGACATTCGTATTAGTATTTTGATTATCCTCAGTATTAGTATTAGTGTTAGTAGTGTCCTCAGTATTACTATTACCTCCACTTTCATTACCACTAAAAGCGTCACCATCTAATAGACTACCTATCTCTATATCTTCTCTTCTAAACACTACGTCACCATAGTTCACAAGTGGCTTATTAAATGCCTTATTTGTTCCGTTAATTTTCATATTTCTAAATTTATGTATTTGTTTTGATATTTACAATTTATTATATAGGTTCTTATTCTATATTATTTTTTTATATTACTTATCGTGTTTATTTTTATTCTCTCTAGCTATATTTTCAGCACTACGCATTCCTTCTCTTTCAATGTCTAGTTTCTTATTCTCTAAGTCGCTAGTTCTTTGCATCTGTTCTCTATTTGTAGCATTTTGATTACTCTCTTTTAAATAATCTAAAGTATCATCTACAGGTGCAATATCGTCTTTCAAGTTAATAGCTAATTTAGCATCTATCTTCTTACCATCAATATGTCGTTTATAATCCATATCGACTTTATACTTAGCGGCTTCTCTATTTTTCTCGTCATTCTCATTAACCATTTGTTGAATACGTTCATTAGATTCTTGTTCAGCTTTTTGTTCAGCTTTCAATCTCTCATCTTCCATCTTATCTAAGTTAGCTAAATGAGTCTTTGTTTGACTAAAGTTACTACTATCTATTATCTCTGATATAAGACCTGGCTTACTACCATTTTGAGCAAACGTTAAAGCAATACTCTTCATAGTCTCTAGTTTCTCATTCTCATCACTTTGATCTTTAGCAAATATACCGTACTGACTCTCCATGTGTTGAAGACTATCGACATCATATAATTCAGCTCTACCGTCACTACCTATATAAGAACCTCTTTTACCGTCAATCCAAGCTAACTTAGAATAGTCTAATAGACCATTTAAATCCTTCTCTTCGAACTTACCAAATTGTCTAAACAACTCCTCTGTTATTACAGAGCTTCTAAAGATTGCTTGTTCATTAACACCTTTACCATCACTAGCTTTAGTATCTCCATATCTCTGTCTGTTCATTCCAACACTATCCCACCACTCTTGTTTTATAGCTTGCATAGCTTCATACATAGCAGAGAAATATTGAGACAGTGATAAATCTACTGCTTTAATAGATTGTAAAGCAGCCATAGCACCTGGTCTACTCTCATCTATCCAACCTATTCCTGTAGCTTCCGCATAGTACATAAAATTCTCCATTGCATCATCACCCCATTCCTTTGGTAAAATACCCATTGGCATCATAAGTAGTTTATCCTTATTTCTAGCCATTGTCATTTCAGCTCTATAGTGATATATATTATATAGAGTTTGATAATCAATACCTTCTTTAAGAACAGACTTAATATTATTTGTTTCACTAAACCAAGTTCTACCATTATAAGGTAGTTTACATACAGAGCTGTTATTCATTTCATCTCTTTGTACTTTAATAGGTCTACAGTCTAAGTAGATACTTTCATCTATTCTCCAACATTCCCAAACTTCGTTTATCCATTCCCATTTAATACTTAAATCACCTATGCTTTTATCTATTTTATACTTCTCATCAACTTCTTTCTCTCTCTCAATTCCTAGTTCGTCACTATACTTTAATATACCTATTAACTTAAATGACTTCCAAGTACCGTGATAAACATCTAACAAACCATCTGAATCATGATTGAATTGACTATTAGTAGCAATCTCATTAAAGTGATTGATTTCACTGTTATGTAAAGAGTCACCTAAGTTCTCTAATAGGTCAATAGTTTTATCATCTAAGTCGTCTCTCCATCTATCAATAACATCATTAACATTCATCTTAAACTTTCTCAATGCCCAGTTACCATCTTCTATGTATGGTAAATTAGGACTCTTAGAGTAAGTCATTTCAATAGGGTGAACTACATCGTAGCTAACATCATTTCTGTGTACGTCCTTATATGTAATGACCCTTCCGAGTACTAGCCAGTAATAGAAAGCTGTCTGCATTTTATCTTTGATGTCAAGATCATACTTCAATATATTGAGTGATTCCTGTCCCTTTATAGCTCTTGCATCACTATAAGAAGTAGCAAACTCTTTATAGAAATCTTGAGCACTTGGTGTACCTTCTTTACTCTGCATCCCAGTATCAACACCAAGCTCATTAAGATTATTAATAAACTGCTGATTTAATAACTTAGACATTTCACCATGTAACTTCTCAGTAAACATATTTGGTGCATCCTCATTAACAGCAACTACTTGAAAGTTATTAGGCTTCTTACTCTTCTCACCTAGAAAACTATATATAACAGGACTAATTATATCATAGTTTCTCAGTCTTGCAGGAAAGTTTCTATTCTTACCTGTATCAGTATTATAAGGATTCAATACATAACTATATAACTCTTGGTCAATGTACCCTTCTGCTACACGCATTAAAGATTGCATTTCTAGCTTCTCATAATCACTACCAATGTTATCTATAAGAAAATCCATGTTATCCTTACCCCATTGAGGAAAGTCGTCACCTTTATTTATCTTAAGTTTTTCAGAAGTCTTAACCTTCTGTTTTGGAAATACATTCATACTATATTATTATTTAAATAAACTCTTACTGAAAAAATTATTCTGAGCACCACCCGTAGCCTGTATTTCTTCCTGTGTCTCAACCTCTCTATAATCGAACATACCAACAAGCATTGCCGAAACTCTATCGAAGTTACCTTTTATATGCCACTTTAGCAACTCTTTTAGTAGTCCTTCGTCGTATATATAGTTTAAATTCAAAACATCGTTGCCGTTCTCGTCTTCTCCTCTCTTATCTAAAAGCCAATCCCTTAAATAGATTGCGGCAGTACCTTTTCTCTTAGCATTCATCATGATACCTTTAACCCTTCCAGTCTTAGCTGATTGGAGTTCTCGTTTCCATGTTACCTCAGGTTCGTCAGCAAGTAAATGATATGCTTTCATCTTCTTAAAGTAATTCTTTACATCACCCCTATCATTCTCGAACTGTACCATACCTGGGGCACCACCGTATCTCTTAGCTAAAAGATATAGTTGTTTATTGTACGCATCCATAGACGGTGGTCTACCTACATAAGCAGCTACTAGAATATCTCCTTTACTTCCTGTAAACCTATTAGTAACCTCATATACATAAGTAGCTCCTAGAGAATCCTTTGTAGTTATCGCATCAGTGTCTTTGTCCTGTGCATAAGGGTCATTCCATATCCTATATAAACCTTGAGGTATTCTACCATCAGGTAAAGTGTAAGGAGGTTGAAATTCAACAATACACCCATCAACATCGACATGGCTACCTTTTTTAAGTGGAAATTCTTTAATGTATTCATAATCTTTTCCTTTTGTATCTTCTTGTACTAGTATAACACCTTTTGCAGTATCTTTATAAACACCTTGTCTACCTAGGTATTTAATATTACCATCATTCTGTACTAGCTTTAGTTGTGCATCAATCTCAATAGTAGGGAAGATGTTATTTGTATTCCTTGCAAAAGCTTCACTAGGTTTGTTAGGGTACTCCATTTGGTAACCACTTAACTTAGTACTAGTTTTAGATGTCTTCTTAATACTATCTCTAATAGATGTCTCATGTTCTAAAGCAGCAGCAGTTAAACTATTACCGTCCTTATCTATAAAACCTGGGAGGTTTCTTATTTGAGGTACAAAGAAACCACATGAAGTACCTTCAGCATTGTCATCCCATATATTATCAAAAGCAAGCATATTATAAGTCTCAGGGTCATAGAATATTTCCTCGAACCCATCCCAGTTAGAAGCATCATCTCCACCAGTACCAAATATAAGTATTTGACCAGTAACAAAGACACCATCCTCTACAGCAGGAGCAGTAGATGTTAAACTCTCAATTAGATTAGGAAACTTACCTGCTTCTTCAAACATAAATAGAGTACCATCTTTACCCCTAGCTGCACCTGGATTAGCAGGTCCAAAACTAACAGCAATAACCTCACTTAAGAAACCATGCTCTTCATCTTGTCCTACATACTTATAACCAGACTTCATATGAGACATATTACTAAGTAGTCTCTTCTTTTCCCAATCAGTATGTTTATTAAGAAAATCAAGATATTCTTTAACCATCGACATAGTACCACGAGGATATAGATAACTACTAGAGAATGCACCTATCACAGTAATACTCTGTGGATATAAGTTATACCTGTTAGCACCAATCCAACCATTCTTATATGAGTATCCCTTACGTCTAGCTTTACCTACACATAAATGAAGACCTTGTTCCCTAGCGAACTCCTTAGCTTTAAAGTAATGGTAATCACCATCATAGAAATCAGGAAAAGTAACTTTCTTCTCAGCTGATTGTCTCTTTGCTTTTTGAGTATGTCCATCCTTCTTAGCTTCTTTATAAGCAGACTTATTAGCATCTTGTGTTACCTTGATTTGTGCAAAGTTTAAATACCCATAATGTTCACCTGTTAAAGTAACACCACCTACAGTATATCCTTCTCTACATCTTTTATCTTGTTCGTCCCAATACGCAAGGTATCTAGGAGAACCAAACGGTTCGTGTGTATAAACACCATGCTTTAAAAAGTACTTCGCAGGTTCACGAAAGTACTCCATATTAACAAATGTTAAATCATCATCATTCTTATATAAACCGTTCTCGTAACTAATAGCCATTTTATAATTTCTTTTCTACTTGTAATATTCCGTTGAGGTGTAAGTTTGCTATTTTACTTAGACCTGATTTAGTTAGTAAAATATTCTGACATTCATACTTATTTGTCATAAAGAAATTCTCTGTTAGTATAGCACGACATTTACTCTTTGCTATAATATAAAAATTAGCTTCTTTATCAACATCACCATCCTTAGTATCTTTTCTAAACTTTCTACGTGGAAACTCTTGTAAGGCTTCATTGTAAAATACAGTAGCTATAGGATCACTCTTAGTTTGTCCTCTACTAGTATATACTTCCCATCCTTGTCCAAGAGGGTTTGAAGCACCGTTAGAATGTATAGAAATAAGTATCACATTGTCTTTACCGTAAGCATCACAATAAGCATTGATTACAGCAACACGTTCTTTTAAACCGACATCCTTACTACCTACTGAAACGTAATGATACTTAATACCTTTACGACTTAGTTCAACAGCTAATTCGTCTCTTATTATTCTATTACCTTCTCCTTCGAAATACTGTTCATTTGTATCTTTCCAAATAGGACTCCTTTTACCACTAGTGGTATAGACGTTATTATCATCTATACCACCGTGACCTGCATCTAATAAATATATATATTTACTCATATCTTATTCAACTATTATCCAATCTTCAATTATAATATCCGTTTGATTAGCTAACCAAGGTATTAGACCGTTATCTACAGTTTTCATTGCAATATATGGCATTAATGTACCTTCAATGTCTGATAATTCGGCTATTGAATATTGTGTATTATGGTAAGGATTAATATATCTTAACCACATTCCTTTTCCATTCCATCCTTTTCTAGCTACTTTCTTACCTTGTTTAAGAGCTTCTATAGCTAATCCAAATGTCAAACCGTCAGTAGTTCTATATGCTTTTTCAAAAGCTTCTACAGGACTCCAAGAAATATATCCTTTATGATCAGGGTGATTAGCGTCTGTACTATCTACGTACTCTACTAAATAACCTTTTTTATTACCGTCTTCATCAGTAGGTAAATCCCATCCTCTGTACTTATTATATTCACCTAATGTCATAGGCTTTGCTAATAGTTGTTTTGTTCCAATGTAATTTTTCATCTTATTTATTTATTTGTTATTTACTATTTGTGTCTAAGCCTGTAATATGATTAACTACAAGTGTTGACATTACTACTTCCTACCTGTCTTTATAAAGTGTGTAAGCATCTTACGTATATCTGTCTTTAAGAACTTTATATCATAGAACTTCACCTTAAATTCAGTCTGTTCATTCACTACTCCAAACTTATTACCATTCGGTATATCTCTTATATGGCAGAGTATTAGTTCGTCACATTCAAATCCCCATAGCTCTAATATATGTGCGTACAGACTTAATTGTAATGTGTACACTTTACCTTTACAGTAACTTACATTATTTATAGGGAACAGGAACGTGTCATTCTTTCTAACCCATTCTTTAGATACAACACCATTCAAATCCTTCTTATAATAACCTGCTTCAAAATGCAACTCATTCTTATTAGTTTTCCAATCAAGTATCTTGAATTTATTGCCCTTAGTTAAAAGAACATCAATCATACCTGCTACAAGAAGATAAGCACTATATACTCTCTTCTCTGCGTGTATAGTCCAACCTTCATTTAAGTACTTAACTAAAAGACTGTAAATCTCAGGGTGTTTATTTCTTATAGCACTATTATCAAGTGCTTTTCTATTAAGAGAATTACCAGTGAAATTAATATCTGATTGAGCTTTACGTAGAGCATCTAATTGTATATTCTGTGTAGAACTAAATTTATTTATTTCATCCTCTAAGAAATTATGCTTATCGTTACCTTTGTCACAAGCTATATCAGTTGTATGTTCCCACTCAGCCGCAACTGCATCAGTAGATATGTTTAAAATCCTCTTTTCGTTATCATAAAGATACTTAAGTTTGAAGTCTTTAAAACCACCCGTAGTTCTAATCGTAATAATATGCTGTGTAGCATTAGTATCACTATATTTTAACTTGTAGTTGTTTCTTTTTAAAGCTGTCCACATTAGATAGTATCTTCTGTCAAAAGGTTTCTGATACTTACCTATAAGTGTAGTAGCAGATGTATATTCATTTCCCCTTTCATCTGTATAAGTATGAGAAGGTTCGTCGAATTGTATAATACGTTTTTCAGTGTAATTTATAGTACTCATAGTGATTGTATAAACTTATGTAGTTTTAAATTCCATTTAGCATCGTCAAGAGCATTATGTTCGTTATCTTGTTTAGGATACTCTATTCTATCTTTAAGATATTCCACTCCATTACCTTTCCCAATCCAACTCTCTTTTTCAAAATCAATAGCCTTATTGTCTAACTCTTGCTTTAAATCTATACAGTACATTGGGAATCCTTTTGGTAGGTCAATCATACGTCCAAATAACCAACAGAATACTACCCAATCATAGTCAGCGTAGTATGCGTAGAAATTAATAGGTGTCATATTAACAGGACTAATACTATTAGGACTAAGTTCGAAGGTTAGTACATTTGACATTGTCACAAACTCTTTAATCTCAGTAGCTATTTGTTCTCTTGATTTACCATACTTATTAATAAGTTCTTTACTTCTCTTGTACCATGTTTTTTCCCAGTTATTCCCTTTTTTTATATACTTTAACCAATTTGTATAACTACCGAAATCGTGCATATAAGCGTCTTTCTCTTTGTAATCTTTTCTAGCTAAGTCGTGTACAATATTTAATAGTACGTTATCTCTTAACCATTCATTACTCCAAGTAGCTTTTAAATCAAACTCGTTACTAACAGCATAATACTCTCTATCATCTTCTGCTACAATACCTATTGAAATAAGTTCTATAGTATCTATAGCTTTACCTATAAAAGGCTTCTTTTTGTACTCGTGAAATTCTGTGTCTAAATAATAATTCATATATCTATTTATTTAATATTAATTTGGCATTTCTCTTGGGTTGATTGTTCCACCACCTCTTATAGCATCGTCTTCACTCATTTGTTGCTTAACTTTCTCGTATACATCTTTAACAGTTGTGATAGCCTTGTTTACAGAACTACCCATCTTACTGATTTCATTCATATTTCCAATCAAGTTAGAAAGCATTGCACTAGCATCAGGTTTAAGTTCTACACTGTCACTCTCTAAGTCTGCTAAAGTCTCAGCTGTTGTAGCCAAGCCACCATTAGCGTAAAAATCTAAATCAGTCTCTATCTTATCAGTAATAACGTCTACAACTTTACTAGACATAACAAGACCCCTTAAAAGTGAATTTAAAAGTCTAAGTTCAGGTGTGTCCAACTGTATCTCTTTATACTTTGCTATAGCAATCTCAATTACCTCATCCACCTGATAGCTTTCTTCTAAACCAGCAGAAGTAACAGCGTAATCATGTATATCTCTCTCACTCTTACCATCAAGTCTAGGAGGACTCCTTAAATCAGCTAAGTAGTATACATAGATCATTTCTTTGTCTGCTCTATACTTCTTTCTACCATCAGAATCACCCGAACTTCCCTTATCTCTAGTTACTATCTTCTTGAACTCAGGAATAGATTTAACAACAGCTAAATCAATAGTTAGTTCATTAGTCCGTGAGACATTAAATATCTTAATCATTTGTTAAGTGTTTTAAAGGTGTATTAACACCATCTATTACAACCTTAATTTTATCAACTATAGTAGCAATACCAATCTTACTCTTAAGCTGACTATCTACAAACTTAACTATAGAATGATAATCAACCTCTTCTCTGTCTTCAATAACATACCTATAATCAGGTAGTATTTCAATGTTTCCTAAATATACCATAATGTTCTTTAATCTACCTTTTGTTACGTAATCTTCCCGACCATCAGCAATCTTAAATTTACCGAAGTAGTCTAGCTTAACGACTTTCTTGTCTTTTGTATATCCAGCAATACCACTGAATTGACTATTAATAATATCTAAGACAGTGTCATCGTCTAAATCTATATCCATCTCATCATTAACCTCACGATTAATAACGTCTAAAATATGCTGTATTGTAGTATCTAATTTCATTGCTGTGAGTTCTTCTGCCTAAAGATACACTAATATATAGACAATAAACCGTAAAACCTAATTATGTATAGTCTTTATTTCATTATTTTTAAATACCTCCAAATAGTAGAACCACCACGTCACTATTTTCTACATTACAGGCTGATACGCCAAATTTAATTTGAAATAATGTACGACAAAATTAGGATATGTCAGGAATTTCTTGTACCTTTAAATATCTTATTCAAGGTAACAAGAAAACACCACACCTATATACTACACCAATGTATATGGGATTTTTTATACCCACTCGTGGAGTCACCAATGCACCATATACTATATAACAATTTATAGCAGTCCACATGGTGTTTATTATAGGTTCATCTTTGGTATCTAAAGTATCATCTTTTAGAGCACTCCAAATCCCATCCCAAATCCTACTCTAAATATTGAACAACTATTTAGACTGCTCTACTTGGTGTCTAGCCGTTAATGAAAAAATGGTGTCACGGTGTCTCTATATAGTACAATCTACAATGGTGGTTTTACAAGTGTATAGAGTGGTATATAACTGGAGATTGTAAAGACTGTACAAGGTGGTGATAATTGAGATTTTTAGACTGCTGATTGGAGACTATATAAAGTGAGATTCTGGAGACTATTCGACATGCCGACTTAGCGACTATTTGGAGACTTTACAACATGGTGAAATTGAGACTATTCGGAGACTCTACAAATGATAAATCGGGAGATATTAGACATAGATGACACAAGATATTAAACACAAGATATTAGGAGACTCTCTGGCATATATACTAGGCGACGTATTGGATGATGGTAAAGTGGATATAAAAAATAAAAATTTGTAGAAATAAAAGTGGGGATATATGTCGAAGCGAGAACCACCTCCATTCATCCCCCCTCACTAAATTTTGGATTGAATCACCCCGATGGTGTTTTTAATCCTCAAAATCTACTTATAACGAATAGGTAGTAGAATAATATAATAACTTATTAACTTTTAAACTTTAAGACTTATGAAAAATGTAACATTAACAATCAAAGAAATTCAAATTAACGCTGACGGTACTGGTGTAATTGTAACAAACAAATCAGCAGACAATCCAAGTGCTACTGGTGTATTCAAACAATCTAGTGGACAACTAGCTAGACTAGCTACTAGATGTGGTGCACCAAATGCTTTCGTATTAAAGCTTTTAGTACAGACTGGTGGTAGTACTATGTCAATGGATGTAGAGAATGTGAAAGCTGGGGATACTTATATTAAGAAGGACGGCGAAGAAGGAGTATACGGAAAAGACTTTCCAAAGAATACTAATGAATCTATTGCATTGAGTACTAGAGCTACTAATCAATTGATTGATGTAGCAATGCGTCAAGCAATAGCTCAACCAAGTGCTCCTGTAGCATCTGCTGATAAAGGTGATGATGATATGCCTTTCTAATATCATTTAAATAATAAACATTTACCCAATCATAGAGGGTTGAGGTGCAAATTAATAAAGTTAAACAATCAGTAGAATATAATGTGTACATAGGTAAAGAAATGTACAACAAGTTATATTCTACCAACTAACCAAGAGAGGCTGACGAACTTTATTAATCACCTGAGTAATTCAAGGATGAGAACCTTGTAAGTGTTTATAATAACTATGCTATAGGTAATACTATAGTGTAGTTATTGTTTTAATACCTAAATACTGCTTATTATGAATGAATCTAAGATACATTTTATGCTTGGGATACTTGCAGGTGCTATGAGCACTGTAACTATACTTATAGCTTTTGTTTAACCAACTAATTTACCACATTATGTCAAATAATAAAGAACCAAAGAAAATAAATAGAGTATTACCTAGGATTAGAGTAGTATATACTGATGGTATTGTTGATGTCAATAATAGTGACGTTAATAATATTGAAAATAATAGTGATTTCATACCTGCTGTGTTCAACAGAGGTGATATCAAAGCAATACCTCATTTAGTTGAGGTTAGAGGATATATTCGTAAGGGTGTGTTCCACATTGAGAAATGGTACAATAACAAGTTTACCATAAATGAAATGATAGCTTGTAACTAATGAGAAAGAAGAAAGAAACTGAAGTATTAACAATGGGTAATCTCGTTGTTGATACTAATGGTATGTTAAGAGTTGACACACCTAAATTCGTAAAGACAGAAATAACAGGGCTAACAGAGATGTATAGTCAAGTAATGCTAGTAGGTTAACTAGTATTTACTGGTATACTGTGGCTTAGATTTCAACAAATAAAGATATGAGTAGTTATAAGATTAATGAGAATGGTGAATTAGTATTTATAACAAGTAGTAATGTAGTAGTTGGTTTTAGTGTACATTATAGTGGTGTAATACTTGCTTGTTATGATTTTAAAAACAAATAAATAAAGAGATATGAATACAAGAGATATAATAGTAGAGAAACTAAATAGTTTAGTAGGTTCTACAGTGGAAATTGAAGAAAAGAACAGTGGGATGACTTTTAAAGGTGTTTTAGATGCTGTCCATCAATCTAAAAGTAATGATTTTAAACTTATATTGATTATAGATGATTTTGCACATATAATACTTATAGCTTTGTTTGATATTACAGTACTGAAATCACCTGACTTAGATTTATGTGAAACTACATATCAAAAGATGGGTAAAGCAATTGAAGTTAGTAATGCTGAATACGCTGAAGGTTTAAAAGGACAAGCTGATACTCTTGGGATACATAGTGAGGATGATGTTTATGTACCTGTTAATAAAGACGAATTAACACCTGGAGTGATTAGTAGAACACATAGTTTAGTAGGTAGAGGGTTTACACTACTTAACGAAGGTACATTTACTATTCACGGAGTTGGAACTACTGAACACATTGAATATGGTGAACATATATATCATTATTATAAGGGAAAGATGCTTCGTAATACACATTCTAGATTTACTAAATTAGTAGACGAAGATAAAGGTGGAGATAAGTGTGAAAATGTTGATAGAAAGCACGATTTAGTGGATCATTGGATATACTGGAAAGAAGATGCAGAAAGAGTAGCTAAAGTAACTGCTGTTGATAATGTAAAAGGTGAGTACCATTATAGAGTAGGTGGTGTTGATTATACAGTTAATTTTGGGAGAGTTGAATTTGCAGATTGAAATTTGGGTGAATAATTAGATGCTTGGGATACTAGAGGGGATGGTATACCGACGGACACCAGCTCCCGCTGGTCGCTTAGAAACCAAACCCTCTAGCTCCTATTATACCACTCTATTATAAATATACACCTTTTCATACGTTCCTAATACTCAAATCACGATTATTTCACCATTTTAGTCATATTTTATCACATAGTTTAGTGGTTTTTACGACATATTACACAAAAGGCTTCGTAATAGTTTAATAATTACACAATGCTACTTATAGTACTATTTACACTGCTGTAATAAGTACTACAATTAATAAGTACACAATAATACATTTAATGACAATACGCAACAGATTAAACCTCCTAAATAGAGGGATTATCAAATTATAAATTAACAATTACTGTAACTAGATTACACTACATATCAGAATGGTCAATTATATAAGCACATAAATAGAGAGACTAAAGTACTCTAATAATTACTTAGACATTTATTAAGTAAAGGTAGTAGTGACTGTTTAACAGAGCTACAAGTGGTAATATTCTGCGTTCTAATAATAACTTTGTGCACCATGAAAATAGTTACAATAAGAATTAATTTATAAGGGATTTAATAGACCTAAACTGTATAATACACTAACAAGCGAATAAGTGTTTGTTGTGTATTGTCATTTTATAACATTTTACAGTGTATATTAGTGTAGATTTTACAAAAGTACAAATAATAGTTGTACAATTTTACAATGGTGTTTATAGTGACATTTACACTGCTGTAATAAGTAATATAACAAATAATATTTAACAACATGAAAGAACTAATAGAATTGTATAAACTACATATCAAACCTGATGCTAATGGCTCTGACATTCATCTATTTTTTAGTACACATTTTTTAAGTGGTATAGTAGTAAAAAATCCTATACCTGATGTAGCAGAGAGAGAAGCACACGCAAGAACAGTTGCAATACAAAATTGTAGAGAGTATATAATTAAGAATAGTATTTTAGATGTAAATTCTAGTGAAACAATACATTCTGTACTAAGATTATATGGTAATGGAGGTCATGTTATTAATGGCGTTAAAGCTACTAATCTTCGTAGTCATTTACTATACAATAAACAGTACAGACCTGGTTGTAGTTTATTCGTTGATAATAAATGTATTTATTCAGGTAATCACACAGACAAAGAAATAGAGGAATTTGAAGCTGAAATGGATTCGATGAAAGATACTCTTAAATATGTTGTAAGTAATGATACAACACCATATTTATAACATATTATAACAACGGATTTAACAACAAATAAAATGGACAATGGACAAGTAGATAATTATAAGATCAAATTACAAAAGAAAAAAGACTTTGATTTAAGACATAATACAAGTCATTATAATAATTATATTAAATATTGGAAAGACTCTATTAAAGCAATTAACAATAAGACATTTATTGTAGCTAATGATTTAAACAATCCTGTAAGATTTTGGAAAAAGGAAATAGAGTATATAATTAAAGTGTACAAATTATAACATTTAACAGTCTATATTGGTGTAGATTTTACAATGGTGTTTATAATACTATTTACAATACTGTAACAAATAGTATTACAACATATTATATAAACTCTCTTTAATAACACAAGTAGTGGTCTATATCTAGAGAGAGTCAAGTTCAATTCTTGTGACTAAGTACTAGATTCAAGTAGTATGAGTTATTAGTCTTTATGTACATCTACAATTGATAGTAGATAAGAGAGTTTATATTATATTTTAACAACAAACACAAATAATAATGGAAATAACAGACATAAACAACAGAGTAAAGTATTCTAAATATATTATATCACATATTCTCAATGATAGTGGAGAATGGGAGGAAGTAGGTCTTACTCATAATGATTTCATTGGTTGTGAATTAGTTGAAGATATCATCAAATCTATGTATAAGATTAGTTTTGATATATTTGCTATTCAATGGCACAGTTCAAAGAGTAAGGAATATAATATTTATAAAGGTGAGATTATACTAGAAGAAAAAGCTGAAATTAGACAAAGAGAAAAGACTGCTACTAGTTCTGATATAGAAGAGAATATATCATATGAAGACAAAGGTGGTGGTTGTAAACTATACGGAAAACCTGAAATATATACTATACTAAGAACTGTAACTATTGATAATATTAAATATCGTATAGTTAAAGATGGTGATACTGAGAAAAGAATCAAATGTTCAGAATCTTGTATAGTCTACAGATGGACAATAGGATAATTTAACAACAAATAAACCAAAGATATGCAAACAATAATAGTATATAGTACAACAGAGGAGACTACAACAGAATTAAATATTGAAACTACTACTGTTAAAACAATTAAAGAAACAGTGCCTAATGTTACCGCTGTAACTACTAGAGATGAGATTAGAAACTGTAGTAGGTTATTCTATGAATTAACAAGTTGGAGATACTTTGGTATATATAGAGGTGGTAATGAGGTAGTACGTACTAATAAATTTAAAGAGGTAACTAACAAAGAAGACTTTGTTGAAAGAGATAATAGATTAGATGATATAGAGTATATCAATCACCATAACTTTAAATATATAAAATAGAGTATTAATTATAATAGTCAAGTGGCGAAACTGGTAGACGCAGTATGTAAATCCATGGGTATTATGACGAAACCTTACGAGGTAGCAGTTTTACAGGTTCGAATCCTGTCTTGACTACTAATTACAATACCAATCTAATAGATATATACATGGAGCTTTGAATCGTTGAAGTATATATTGAAAGTACACCATCCGTCAGACATTTAAGGCACAGAGAAGATGTACTATTTAGATTGGTGTTTTATAACATTATATTAACACATTTAACAATAAACAATAACATGAAGAAATACATATATAAATACCTTGAAGCGACATACCATTTATTCTTTTTTAAGACATACACAATATATAAACGATTTGTAGAGATAACAATGGGTGTAATAGCATGGTTATGTATAATAATAATAGTAATAAATACATTAGCAATATATAACAGATAAACTATGAACAAAGATGATGAAATACCACACAGTATTACAGAGACTATTATAGTATTTAAAAATGTAAAAGAATATTTAGATGAAATAAATGAGTTTAAAGTTCGTTTAAGTAATAGTAACACAGATAAGATGATACTAATTATTAAAGTTAGAACATTTATACGTAGACTGAGAGCTAAAGCATATAGAAATAATGATATACAGAGTATTTTAGACCCTAAAGATATGGATATTTTAACATTTAGTTTTGCAAAAGAGTTTGAAATAGATAAAGTAATAGCTGTATTTGATGATTGGAGAACACTTAACAAATAATTTAAAACACATAATGACAGAAGAACAAATGATATTCATAAACGATAACAATATACATATTATTATAAGTATTATTGGTTCTCTTATAGTTATATGTTTTGCAGTATATCAAATAATACTTGAAAGAAGACGAAGAAAAGATGAACACTATGATACAGAGATAATGTTTAATATGATACTCTTAATAGTACTATCACCAATAGTAGGTATCGTGGTTGGTATAGCAATACCAATTGTACTATTAATGATATTAATACTATATATAATAAATAAGATATCAGAACTATTATAACACATTTAACAACAAACACTATGACATTTAATTTAGAAGGGTACGAAGAATATTATAACACTAGATTTAAACGAGATGAACAGTGGCATAAAACAGATGATAGATTATCATTTGGAGAATATGAAGGTGAACAAAAGAAAAGAGTATATGAACATCAAGATAAACTAAGGCGTTTAATAGAAGGTAAAGCAACTAAAGAAGAACGTATTCTTACAGCTATCAAAGAGATTGATTACAAGTTCGATATTATAACATATTCGATAGTGGGTGATTACATTGATTTAGTGATTACTTTTGAACACAAGAGAGAAGAAAAAGACGTACCTAATTATATATGATAATTTAAAACTTTATCACATAATTTAATAAACACACAATAATATGACAACAATAGCAGATTTAATAGTACAAGATATACAAAGAATAATAGACAGTAAAGATACTATTTTTGTAGAATTTAGAACACCTGATTGTCTAATTACTATAGAACCTCTAAAGATAACAAAACAAGACTATTGTCAATCAGTATTCATAGAATATAAAAATAATGGTTTTAGTCTTGAATGTAAAAGTATAGAATACTCAATAAGAGCTAAATTACTAGACAAACCAGTTAAGGAAGTAGTAACTAATGCACCTATTCAAAGTAAAATGGCAGAGGATTGGTACAATGAGTGGTTAACTAGTGGTGGTAGTATAGATGATATAGTTGATGTAGATTTACTAAAAGAATTAGTAGATTATAATCCATATAAACCTACTAATGTATTCCCAGTAAAAGAACTGAAAGACAGACTAGAGGAAGTAACCAAACTAAAAGAAACTACAACTGATTATGCTTACGTGGAACTTAAAGTATACGATAATGTATTGAATAGTACTAGTGGTCTTATACAAACACATAAAATACTATTTGTGTTAATAATAAAAGAAGAAAAATATGTAATAATAGAAGGTATACCACCTTTTCACCATACTAGACAACTTGTGAAAGTTAGTAATATACATAAATTCAAAGACAAACATAAAGGTAACAGTAGAATACCCTTTCAAGACTAAATATAACTATGTTAGACCTACGTATAATAATACATAAAACAACAAAGGAATTTGTATATTATAACACTGATGGTGTGAGTTGTACTTCTGATGATGTAACCAAAGCTAAGATATTCAAAGGTTTTAGAAGTGCTAATTCATATAAGAGTGTTATGTTAAATGATGATTATAAAATAATTAAATTAAATATAAAATGAAACATATAATAGAAGAGATAATAGAAAATCAGATCGGTCGGTCTGTTACACCTGAAAAAGCAGAGATTATAACAAAAGATATGATGCTTCGTGATCTGATAAAAAAGATTGGAATGGACAATTTAGAGCCTATTTTCACATTCAGTAAAAGAAACATCGAACTTGAAGGTAGAGAAGATAACACAATACTTACTTTAACATACAGAGAAGTAGACTTTAAAGAAGATATAACATTAAAGGGCACACATGAGTTTGAATTAGAACAATTACTTAAGACTAATAGACAACTAATGAAAACTAATAGACGACTAGAGGAAGAGCATAATATTGAACTAATTAAATTAGATGGTATCATGCAAGCTAAAGATAATACTATTCAAAAGTATAAAATAACACAAGATTTATTTAGTGTAGAAATAGATAAACAAGTAAAAGAGAATAGAATATACAGATATGTAACTATTCTTACATACTTATTAATCATTGGGTTTATAATACTCATGTTAAACAAATAGAACTATGCAAAAGAAAACAATAACAAAAGTAATAAGAAAGAAGATGTTTGAATGGTTGTCTACTATAACAGACAAAAACCTAGCTAAAGATGTTAGAGATAATCTAGTTGTCAGTGGTGGTTGTATAGCATCTTTATTTCTTAATGAAGATGTCAATGATTATGATGTCTATATTACGGATATATCCGTACTTGAAAGACTAGCTATTTATTATACTAAGAATCATAGAGATATAACTGTATTAAATAGTATATTAAAAGATGTTTACACAACAGTAGAAGCTTATAACTCATACGGTATAAGTAATCAATTTACTATGGCTGTAGATAACCTCAAAGAAGGACAAGTAAGATTACTTATAGGTGGTGATCAAGGTGGTACTGGAGTAAACAAAAGTAATAAGGTTGAAGATATTGAAAAGAATAAATACACACCTGATTATTTCTCACCTAATGCAATAAGTCTTTCTAATGACGTTCAAGTGGTTACAAGATTCAGTGGTACTGTTGAAGAGATACATAAAAGCTTTGATTTTATTCATGCTACTAATTATTTCACAATGGAAGATGGTTTAGTGACTAATAAAGAAGCTGTAGAGTCACTTTTAACTAAACAATTGGGATACCAAGGTTCTTTATATCCTTTAACATCTATAATAAGAAGTAAAAAGTTCATTTTAAGAGGATATAAAATAGGTGCAGGTGAGTACCTTAAAATAATGTACCAAATATCACTTTTAGACTTGAACGATGTCAATGTTTTAGAAGAACAATTAATTGGTGTTGACGTAGCTTATTTTGGTGCTCTAATAAAAGTACTAAGAAATGTACAAACAAAGGAGAAAGATAGTTTTAAATTAGAACAGACAAAACTATTTACATTAATAGACGAGATATTTAATTAAATTATGAACCTAGAACTAATAACAATAAAATAATGTATATAATAAAACTAATAGAGAAATTAATAGAAAATGGTATAGTGTCTAAGCCTGTAATGAAGAAATTCATGTTTGTAGGTGGTGCGTCAAGAGAGTTGAGAATGTACGATACTAAACTAGATTTTGATAGTACTCCTTTCTCGTTCAATAGATACAGTGAAATAATAGGTGACAAAGATAATAGTATCATTTTATTCAATGACAAAGCGAGTATTTGTTATGTATTCAATTCGAAGACTGTAACAAATTACGTGAAGACAGGTAAAGCACCTATTTTAACAGGACAAACTAAAGTATAATACTATGTATTTAGGAGTAGGAGAATTAGTAATATCAGTAATGGGTGTGATTTTTTTATCACATTTTATACACCCTTATTTACCATTTATATTAATGGGAGTAATGTCTATTTTAGTAATTGTCGGTATAATTCATTTTCATATAACACATGAACTAGAGTATGACTTTTCTAGAAGAGCTAAATTAAGCAGGCAATGGAAAGTAGAAAGAGGTATTATAAATTGTTTTTGCAAACATATACCAATGTACTATATATTTTATAGTAGAAAAAGAAGGTATAAGAAGATGTTCACTAGAGTAACTAATAAAGAAACTGATATACAATTAACTATTGTAACTTTATATTATATAAGTAGTGTAATGGACGATTTAGGGAACAAGAAAGTAGAAAAGAGACATACAAATGTCTTTTTAGAAGATAACAATTAAACTATAGAATTATGAAAGAATTTAGAAATGTACAAGTATCTATTGATGATGACATTGTCAACGAGTTAAACGGATGGAGTAAAAGAGGCTGGAATATTATTAATGTATCTGAACCTATAAAGTATTTAGAAGCAGATAATAGATATTATTTAATACTATTTGATAGAGAACCTATTGAAGCTGTAATACAGGATAAATCTTCAGATCAAAAGGATGACGTGTTAACACCTAAAGAGAAAGCTAACGAACTAGGTAATAAATTTTTTAGAGGCAATATATTTGACTACTCAAAAGAAGATCATATTAAAGAACAAATAGCAGCTAAAGTTCAAGCTGTTTTATGTGCTGAAGTTGTTATTGAATCTCTTCATAAAAACAATAAAGTAATAATACAATACTGGGAAGAAGTAATTGAAGAAATTAAAAACCTATAGAACTATGGAGACAGTAATAATGATGCTAGCAGTGACTAGTTTTATAGTAACCTTTACTAAGCTTAAAAGAATATTCACTGAGCTTAAAAATAGAACTAAAGAAAAAAAAGAAACTACTGACATAACACTTGAAAGTCTTTTGTTTGTATTGAGTAGTTTAATATTAATTAATTACATAACATAGTATATGAACAATTTTGAAGAATGGACAGAGAAAGACCACCCTGAGTGTTACTATGGTAGAAACATTATTAGTACACGTACTAGGTTTTTAAATTATAAAGCAAGAAGACACCCACAACGTTTTGGTCGTATTTTAAGAGATAGTGGTAAGTTAGATTTTACATTACCTATACTTCCGAAAAATATGGGAATAATTGGTCATATAGATCATGGTAGAACTAATTTAACTACTACACTATCTGAATTAGTAGTAGAACAACAGAAAAACGTAATATTTATGAACTGTAAAGAAAAGACTATTGAAGAAGTACGTCGTGATGATGAAGTACTAAGATATTTAATTCCTGAATCAAATCACAATTTAGATACTATTATAGGCGACAAACACAACGACGAAAAAGAAGCTAAAACTAATGCTAAGAACAAAGCTAAACGTAAAGCTAAACGTAAATCACAAAAAAGAAATAAACGATGAGAGTAAATTTAGAGTTAACATTAGCACATGAATACTTTGCTAAAGAAGGTAAAGAAATTGATTATGACGGTGATGGTAGTGCAGTAGATATGGTGACTGTTGAACAAGCTGAAGCTTTACAAGAGATACTAACTATGGAAGCTAGTATTCATATACTAAGGGGAGTTATTGGTTTGTGTGGTAGTCAAGCAGATGTCGCACAAGGTATTAGACGAAAACTACTTACTACATATGAAGAGAAGTACGGTAAATATAAAATATATAGAGATTACCACTAAAAAACAAACGACGAAGATAAAGAAAATTACTAACCAAAATAGAAGAGATTTTACAGCTATAATGGTATGTGAGCATTGTAATACTGAAGAAAAAGGTGTATCAGGTTATGATGATGCCTATTTTCATAGTAAAGTAATACCTAAAATGGAATGTAAAACTTGTGGTAAAACAAGTGGAGAAAATTATAAACCAATGGATACTAAATATCCACAACATAAAATAGTATAACATGAACATAGAACTAATAATAGAAGCAATAGTATTCCTAATTTGTATTAAGTTTACACTTGATTATATAGGTACTACAGTAACATATTACAAAACACAAAGATTGAATAACAAATTCGCAAGTATATCATGTGCTGTAAGTTGGGCTGTATATTACTATCTAATAAACAATTAAAATAGTATTAGGATATATTATAATTTAGTTGTAACTTGCAGAAAATCAATGAATTACACATTTTAAACTAAAAAGAAAGACATTATGGGAATACTAACAGCAATGGGACTTGTAAGTATAAAGACAAGTGCATTAAGACAAAAGAAATTACAAGAAAAGTTTGATGAGAACACTAAAAGAAGAGTCGATGAAATGGGTAATTTAAAGTACCACTTAAGAGGGTATTCTGATAGAAATAAAACACTAAGAGAAAAACTATATAAAGCCAACAATTGGCAAATTCATGTAGAGATTTTAGATATTGATTTAAACAGTTCTAATGTTAGTCAATTACTAGAATCAAAACTAAGTAAAAAAGTAGACAAACCTTTCACTTTTATAAAGATTGAGGAGTTTACGCAAATAGCACAAGAAGGTAAGATTAAAGTACATAGTAACGGTGACAAAGAAGACACTTGTTATTTATATTTTAGTTATACAATTATTAACAGTAAAATAATATAGATATGGAAATAGGAGAAGAATTTACAATACCAGCTCGAGTAAGAGATGTGTACGGTAACAAAGTAGGTAAGACACCTGTAGTATTAGAGAGTATTACTGATGACTGCATAATGGTAAGAAGTAAATGGTCTAATACGACTATACAACTACATAAACCAATAGAAATGTACGAACAAGTACCTATGAAGAAACCATTCACTGTAGTTACTATTTTAATAGTGATTTGTATTTGTGTAGTTGTATACTTATGGAAATCTTTATAGGATGAGTGAAAAAGGGAACGAACTAAGATACAACTATATAAAAATGGTACTTGCATCACATATTATATTTGAGATGCAAGTAGAGCTTAGAGGTACTAGTGTATTTAATGGGAGAAGTAAGAACGCTGCTCATGTTTTAAAAGTTGAGAGTAAGCATAATGTAGACAGGGACATCAAAGAGATTTACAATAGAGATGATAAGACTGCTAACACTGTTATTCAATCAATTGAGGACGTAGCGAAAGAATTGTCTACATTAGATACTCATAGGATTGGTAATTTACACCATGTATTAAAGCAGATTAAAGATGAGAATTGTATGCTCATTGATAGAGATTATTATGAGAAGTTAGAGAAGTTAAAGAAAGAGTACAATAAACTAAAAAACAAAGGATGATAGAATGTAGATGTAATAACAGTAAAAATAAACCTAAAGAGATACCTCAACATAAATGGGTAGTAGAGGGTGAAATATACCATATTACATTCATTTATAACATGGTTAACCAAGCAGGTATTTTAGGTTGTACAATATCAGAAATTTCATTAGATGATTTAGAACCTTATAACTGTTACAACTTAGCACGATTTTCGTTTACACATGATAACTTTTTAAAGTTGTTAGAGTTAGCTAAAGATTGTGCTGAATTTAATGATTTAGGAGAGAACGAATTAGAAGAATTATTTCATAGAGAATTAGTAGAAGTATGATATATTTTAAATTAGAAAATACAATAATAAAAGCATCGTGGAAAAGATGTGAATTTGATAAGACCAAAAGACAAGTAAAATTATACGATTTTATTAACGGACTAATGGTTATAAAAGGTATAGGCTTATATTAATAATTAACACATAAACCACCAAACCCTTTGCACGGATATACACCTAGGAATAGATAGTGTAGGGAGCAGGTTAAACGGGTGGTTTTATAAAACAAGACAATGAAGGTAATATTTTTAGATATAGATGGAGTATTAAATCATGAAATTTGGTTTAAAGGTTGGAAAGAATATAAAGAATTATGTGGTGGTATAGTAGACCACGAAAAAAGAAGATGGTTTGATCCTAGATGTGTTGCTTTAGTGAATAGATTAACAGATGAAACTAACGCTAAAATAGTCTTATCATCGACATGGAGACAAGGTGTTCCTGTTAATGATTTAAAAGAATTGTTGAAAGGTGTTGGAATAACTGGTGAATTAATAGATAAAACACCAAAGATATACCCACCTGCAGGAATCGGTGGAAGTTTACCTAGAGGGTTCGAGATCCAAACATGGTTAAAAAAAACTAAAGAAACTATCGAATCTTATGTTATACTAGACGATGATTCAGATATGTTATTAGAACAATCTAGTAATTTTATTAAAATAGACACTTATTGTGGTATAACGTATAACACAGTAACAAGAGCAAAAGAAATCTTAAAATAAATAAACAAATGAAAAAATTAATAATGTTTGCAATGCTATTGGGAGTAATAGCCTGTAATAAAGAAACTGAACCATTGAGACAGATACAAGTAACAGAGATTGAATATACTGTAAACATTAGTAACAAATGTACTACTGATTATACTATATCAAGTGATTATTTCACATTTACTTTATCACCTCAACAATCAAAGACAATAAAGATTAAATCTACATACGATAACATTAAAGGTTTTTACATTAATTATAAGTCTAATGGTGGTACTTATGTTAGTCAATATAAACCTGTTAGAAATGACGATAGTAAGGTATTTAATATGGAGATAGGAGGGTCAATAGTATGTCAATAGATAGAAATAAACTAAAGACTATAAATACTGCTTTAAGAATATCATATGAGCATAGAGACAGACTAAGAACAAATATAAAAGACGAACAACGTAGATTGACTATTTGTAACACTGAAATTAAAGCTAGAGAAAAAGAAAAAACTAAGTTAGTTAATGACAAAGGAATAATAGTTTCAGAACACGCTATATTAAGATATTTAGAAAGAGTTGGAAAATTAGATATTGAGAGTGTTCAAAAACAAATATTAACTAAAGAGGTAGAAAATCAAATTGGTATTCTGAATGGTAATGGTAAAATTAGTATTGATGGTTATACTATTGTAATAAAAAACTCAGTAATAACAACTATAACAAATTAATAAATTTATGTTTAAAATAAAAGAGATGTTGACTACTACCAAAAAACCTAAAAAGGAAAGAAAGGTAGTAGTCAAAAAACCTAAAGAGTATATTGATAATTACATTATTACAACAGATGAAGACATAACTATATCAGACTTTAATAAGACTATTATTAAGGACTATGTACAGACTTGTGATACAGACTTTCAAAACTTTGTTGATAATTCTATTATAATTAAGTGTACAAAGACTAATGTAAGTGTTGATATTAAATCAAAATCAGGTTATAGGTTCTTTGTATGTGATAAAGGTACTAAAAAACACTATATTATGTATAACGTAGATAGTACTAAAATACTAGATATAATCAAATAATTAAGTCGCTGAGGTTTCAATATTCAAAATCTTTTGAACGATTGTACACGAATTTAAGAACCTCAAACACCAAAAACACTATATTATTCATGAAAAGAGAGAGAAACGATTTAGAGTACTATTCTAGTAGTTACGACTCATTCTTAGAGTCTATCAAGGATGCAGAGGGTCTACAGTCTATAGAAATGGACAAAAAAGAGTATATTATTAAACTATCTGAATTTTTTGATGTTCCTAGTAAGACAGTAGCAGGTATATTAGATGTTTATATATATAACGAAGTAACAAGAGAGAGTCCACACAACTTTACATTGACTATTAATAAGATAAAAGAGATTAATATGTTTTATTGTAAGACACCTGAAGATGTAGAGAGAAGAGTCACATATAGAACAAATAGAATACATTGTGAAAAGATTGACGGTACTATATATAAAACTTTACCTATTATAACTAATACAATAAACATTATAAAGGGTAAAGACTTTGATAATTTGTTTTATTATAAAGGAAAAGATGGAATATCTGATTTAATACTAAAGTTATTTTATATCGAACCACTAGAACGTCACAGTTATTTAACTTGTCTTACTGCTATAGCTATATTACACTATAATAAAACAGGTAAATACATATTACCAATAACATACAAAAATGAAAATTAAAGACACAATTAACAATGAAGTAGAGACATACATAACAAGAGACGGAATACCATTAACAACATCACAACAAGATGTACTTAAAAAGATGATTGAATGGTCTGACAAAGATAATACTAGTGTAGTATTTACTTTACAAGGTTTTGCAGGTACAGGTAAAACAACCTTAGTAGATTCATATATACAAGAAGTTATTAAGAAGTATAAGTACTACAATAAAGGTAATATATGTGTTACAGCACCTACTCACAAAGCTAAGAAAGTAATATCTGTAAAGACTAAGACAGCTGGTAGAACATTACAATCCTTACTAGGTTTAAGACCTAATGTTGAGCTAGACAAGTATAATATTAATATGCCTGTTTTTGCACAACTTGCTGAGGAGCTTATTCAAGATTATAAATTGATTATTATTGATGAATGTTCAATGGTAAACTATGAACTTGATAGATTGACAAGGACAAGGGCACAGTTTTGGAATGTTAAAATACTATATGTAGGTGATCCTTACCAACTACCTCCTATTAATGAGAGTATGAGTTCTACTTTTACTAAAGTAAAGAATCTTGAAGTACTGACAGAGATTGTTAGGCAAGAGAAAGGCAACCCTCTACTTGAGTTGATAGCTAAAGTTAGGAATGATATTATTAATGGTACTAATAAGTCTATTATAGATTTATCAAAACCTAATGAAGATATTAATAATAAAGGTGAAGGTTACATTATTACTAATGATAAGAAAAAATTAGAAGGTACAATAACTGATTTATTTAGAGATTCACCTGCTTATGATGATGATAAGGAGTTTGTTAAGTATATAGGATGGACAAATAAGAATGTTAACGATTGGAATGATTTCATTAGGAATATTATATTCACTAATCCTAAACTGATTGTTACACATGATGATTTACTAATGGCTTATAAAGGTATCATAAATAAGAGTGGAAATTTATCTTTAATCAACAGTGAAGAGTATACTATTAAGACTTATGCACCTAAAATCAATAAGTATGGTATTAAAGGTTATCAACTTGTTCTAATTCCAGCTAAAGGAAAGGATATACAGATATTTATTGTAGCACCTGGAGGACATAAGCTATTTACAGAGCTTCATATAGAGAAATTGAATGAAGCTAAACAGAATAGTAGAGCATGGAAACAGTACTACGAGTTTAAGAACGACAATTTAGTGATGTCGGATATTACAAAAGATGGTATTCTAGTAGTTAAAAAGGACTTAGATTATGGATACTGTTGTACTGTACATAAAACTCAAGGAAGTACATTTAAAAATGTAGTTATTAATGGTAAAAACTTAAATAAATGTAAAAAGAGAGACGACAGATTAAGATTATGGTATGTAGCTCTATCGAGAGCAAGTAAACAAGCAAATATATTTATATAATAAAAACAAATAAAATGTTAGAAACAATAAAAGGAGTAACAAGTGAGAATGAAGTTAAAACTAAGACTAGTGGTGGTACTAAGTTAGTTATCTATTTAGGAGAATTAGATATTCAAGGTGATTGTAAAGAGAAACAAGTAGTTACACCAAGTAGTCAATTTAACCCTAGTCATGCTAATTGTAAACAACTTGCACAAGCTATTGCAGGAGAAAGAAAAGTGTATAAATTTGAAATGGTATAATTATGGATGAAGATTATGAAGAAATTATAGAGAATAAAGAAATTATCAGATTAATAACAAATTGGCATCAAAATGGTAATCTACAAGATGGTTACCAAGATTGGTATGATGATTATGAAGTTGGTAAAAAAGGAGTAACTAAAATAGTAAGAACAAAAGATAATTGGTTCTTTATAGAAGGATTAGAAATAGAAGTTACTAATACTAATACAATATTCTATAAAAATAACAAATAACAATATGAAAAAGATAATATTATTAATGTCGACAACCACAATTCTTTCTATTACAGGCTATTCGCAAAACCGCGATAGTGTAGAAAAATACTTGAATAGTACGACAATTGAACATAAGGATATAGTACTAAAGCAGATACTATTAGAGACAGGTCATTTAAAGTGTGTAAATTGTAGTAGAGACGTTAATAATATTTTCGGATTCTACTATAAGAAACAGTATATTAAGTTTGATAACTGGAAAGATAGTGTAGACTATTATTCAAGATGGCAAAAGAGACACTTTAAAGGTGGTGATTACTATACATTTTTAGTTGACCGCGGGTATGCGGAAGATCCTTTATATATTGATAAACTAAAACAGACAAAATGAAAGATGAATTAATTAGTTTCAAGACAGCTAAATTAGCTAAAGAAAAAGGGTTTGAAATAGAATGTTTACATTACTATAAAGATGGAAAATTACTTGAACCTTACTTAGAAAACGGTAGTAGTACAGATGTAGATTTTAGAGTAGATTTAGAAGATTTGTTTGAAAATCACAATTATAAACATTTATGTAGTAATTATTATACAGCTCCTACACAATCACTTTTACAAAGATACATTAGAGAGACTAGAGGTGTACACATTGAGATACATAGAAACGCAAGTGGTTATTATTGGGCTATGTGTAAGCATGATGGTGGCACTAATTTAGGATGGAGTGTTCATTGTGGTCCTAATTTAGGTGGAGTATGGGACTCTTATGAAGGTGCTTTAGAAGATGCTTTATTTATACAATTATCTTATGATTTACCAAAAGATACAAAAATAATTAAACATTGGAGTAATTATGTAATTTTTGCTAAAGACTCTATTAATTTAAAAAATGTAAAATGATATATTTCTACTCAGATAAAAACAAGACTGTAAAAAGTAGTGAAGTTATCGCTTTAAAATCATCCAAAGACTTAAACATCTTGGATGATTTTTTAGATGATTTAATAATAAATGCAAAACACAAACACAATGGTAAACCTTTATTAGGGTATGATTTAGAGACTACTGGTTTAGATGCTTATAAGAGTCATCCTTTATTGATTATTCTTGGTAATGAAGAACATCAGTTTATAATTGACTGTACAGATAGTTTTATAAGAGCTTATGTAACAGATAGATTAGATGATTATAAAGACGAAGTTTGTCTTCTTGGTCATAATCTTAAGTTTGATTATAAGATGTCTAAGCAACACTGGAATATAGACTTCAAGATTATATATGATACTATGTTAGCTGAACAAAGACTTGTACAAAATATGGGTTTAAGTGCTAGATTAGATAATGTTTTAATGCGTAGACTTAGAGAGAAACCTGAAGCTATGGATAAAGATGTTCGTATGCAGTTTGTAGGTGGTAATAAGGACAGGTTTTCTTTTACTAATGATCAGATTGAATATGCTGCTGGTGATATTGCTCCTTTATTCAAGTTAAGACTTGCTCAAATGGTGTTCATTGATAAACATGATATGCACTTTTTATTAGATGGTATTGAGTTTCCTTTGTCAAGAGTTTTAGGATTAGCTGAATTAAGAGGTTATATACTGAATAAAGAGAAGTGGACTGAGAACATTAATAAGAACAAAGAAATCGTATATGAAACACAATGTGAACTAGATAAAACTGTAAGAACTTTAAGAGATACTTTACTGAAAGGTACTAATGAGAGGTTGTTTATGGTTGGTGGTAAGTTTGATAGAGTTAGAAATAAACCTATTTCACAAGTCAATGTAGGGCTATTTGGTGAACCTGTTAGTTTAAAAGCTTTAACTGGTATTGCTAGTAAACCTAAACAGAATGTTGGTAATATCAATTACGGTAGTTCTACACAAATAGTTGAAATCTTTAGTAGATTAGGTCAAACACTACCTACTAAAAAAAGTAATTATGCTGTGCCTTCAATTAATACTAAAGGTAAGATAGTTAAGAGGATATCAGGTGATGAATTTACTACTAATTCTAAAGAGTTAGAAGCTTTTTTGATTACCAATTTTGATACTCCTATGGCTGGTTTCTTAGGTCTACTGTCTACTTATAAAGGTGCTCAAACAGAGATTAATAACTTTGGTGAGAATTACCTTGAAAAGATTAATCCTATAACTGGTAAATTACATACTTCTTTTGGACAGTGTTTTACTGCTAATAGTAGACTTAATTCAGGAGGTGGTAGAAGTGAACCTGACAAGTTTAATAATCAAAATGTACCTGCTAAAATAGATTTAAGAGAATGTTTTGGTACAGATGAAGGGTATAAAGTTATAACTTGTGATTTAAGTGGTGCAGAAATTACTGTAATGGCTAGTAAAGCACAAGATGCACGTCTACTTGAGTTGTCTAGTAAAGATATACACTCTCATATGGCTATGGCTGGGTGGAAAAAGATATATCACGATAGATTTAAGAAAGCAAAAAGTGACTGGGAGACAGGAAAGTTACAAAAGACTGTTGAAAATAGAGATATGATTAAGGATTTGTTAGATAAAGCAAAGAATTTCGAAGTATCCAAAAAAGTCAACAATAAATCACATAGAAAACCATGTAAAAACTTGACTTTTGGTAGTGTTTACGGTTGTCATGATAAAAAAGCTGGAAAAACTCTTAATATACCTAAATTTGAAGGTGCTATTTATATAGCTTCAATTAAATCTGAAATACCTGACACATTTAGAATGGTTGAGAATAATGTTAATAGAGCTTTAGATAAAGGTTACTTAGTACTTAATAGAAGAACTAATTCTAGGATTTGGTTTCCTAAAGTTTTGGATGCTAAAAAGTATAATTATGAGTTAGACTTTATGGATAAGATAGCAGTCGATGGACAGGCTCGAAATATTCCTATTAGTGGAACTCAGGCAGATATGTTAAAAGAGGCAATGGTAGAGATACAAGCTGATATTGATAAGAATAACTGGGATTGTAATATGTTAGGACAAGTACATGATGAATTGATATATGATTTTAAGGACACAAAGAAGTATGAATTCTTCCCTCAATATATAGCTGATAAAATGTGTGAAGTTTCTAATAGATATTTACATAATTTTAAGATGGGCGCAGACTACGAAGTGAAAGACACTTGGACTAAGTAATAATACCGTAGAAGAACCAATTTGTAAAACCACAAAACCACGAAACCACTATGGAAAAAATATATAAATATGTAGCTATTTTAGGTACTGTAGTTAGTATTCTTTTGTATATCTTATTGTCTGTTAAAACAAGTAGATATAATGATATGTCGAATGTTGTATCAGCCGTTAATAGTGAAATATCACGGTATAGAGACAAATACAACAGAGAGGTGACTAAAAGAGAAGCTATAGAGACTACTGATATTAATAACTTTCTAAGATTTAAAACAACTGATTCTTTAATACTAGAATTACAGAACACAGTGAATGATTTTAAGAAGGAAATTAAGAGAGGTGGTTCTGCTACAGTATTTGAAGGTGAAACTAATATAGACAAGTCTTCTGTAACTAATGTATTTTACAAAGACTCTAACGCTGTATATACAACTTTATACAATGACAAATGGGTTGATTATAATATAGTAGCTACTAAAGATAGTACATTATTGAATTTCAAAGTTAAGAATAAATATAGTGTAGTAATAGGTAGAGAGAAAATCTCTTTATTTAAGAGTTTACCATATGCTAAAGTGACTAATTACAATCCTTATAGTTCTGTAAAAGATACAAGAACATATAGAATCAAACTTAAAGATAAAAAGATTGGTATTGGACCGAATGTAAGTTACGGTATAACAAGTGATTTTACACCTAAGATTTACATTGGTGTCGGACTACAGTATAATATAATAAAATTATGACTAAAATAAAAATAAAATTAAAGATTAAAAAACCACCTGCTAAAGGATATAAAAATCCTCCTCTGAAAAGAAGAGAACCAATAGAAATACCGAATACTGAATTTAAAGCTAAAGACAAAGTTAATATAATAAATTTATATTCTGATTTATACGACAATATAAAAGAAGATAAAACATATAATGTATTAGAGTTTGTTAATGCCGATTTAAGTGATATGAATTGTGGTGTTGTATATTTGAAAGAATACCCTACACAACCGTTTGTTTCACACCATTTTAAAAAAGCTTAATATATGAAGATAGACGATGATAAATTTTCTCGACAAGTACAAGGTGGACAGAAGTGGAAGACAAGTAAGATACAAGGTAGTATTAAGAATGGACACGGTACACTTGTATATCCTACTGGTTTTGGTAAGACGTTTACTACTTTATTAATATGTAGTAATATTATTGAAGCTAATATAGAGCATGATTTTGATTATACTTTTCATATTACTGTACCTAGTGTTCCTATGAAAGAACAATGGGAAGACAAAATACTAGATTATTTTGATAGTAAAGCAGTACTTGAAAAATACTTCAAGATTCGTGTTATTAATACAGTTATGGGTGCATTGGAAAGAGTAAGTTGTTATATGTCTATCCTCGATGAGATACATGAGTACGTCAATGAAGACCGACAAGCTTTATTAAGAGGTGATATTGTTATGACTAAATTTCTACTTGGACTAACTGCTACATATAAAGATAGAAAGGAAGTTAGTGATATACTTGATGTGTATTGTCCTGTTGTTGATTATATAACAGAAGAAGAAGCTATTGAGGAAGGGTGGCTTTCAAACTTTATTGAATACAATTTAGGAATTGATTTAAAGCCTGATGAAAGAAAACAGTATGAACACTATTCTGAATCTATTACAGAACTACTTCAAATGTTTGGTGACCAAGGATTTTCATTAAGTACTAAATGTCTAGGTGGTGGTAAGGACGAAAGAGGTGTTGAACTTCGTAATATGGAATGGTGTAGAAAGTGGGCTGAAGCTAACGGGTGGAAACCTAATTTACCATCTACTCCTGAGAATAACGAAATAAATAAGAATTGGAGTCCTTTTGCAATCATTATGTACGCTAAGTCTTTGATGGCTTATACTAGGAAAAGAAAGGAGTTGTTATATAATTCTAATACTAAGCTAGATTGTGCTGTAGAAGTACTTAAAAAGTTTAATACTTTGAAGACTATTTGTTTTAGTCAATCAACTGATTTCGCTGATGAACTTTGTGACAAACTGAAAGATGAAATAGATGAGCTTGTGAGTGTTGCTTATCATAGTAATCTACAAACTCAGATGTTACCTAATCTTAAGACTGGTAAAGTATCTAAACATGGAATAACTAGACTAAAGAAAAGAGCTATTGAATTGTTTAGAAGTAATGTAGCTCGAATTATGTGTACAGCAAGTGCATTAGATAGAGGTTTTGATGAAAATGATATTGATTTAGGTCTTACTACTAGTGGTACATCGAATCCTATACAGTATAAACAAAGAGGCGGAAGAGTTAAAAGGGTTAATAAAGACGGTAAGTATGAAAAAGCACTACTTATTAACATATATTTTAAACATACTAAAGATCAAGAGTGGTTAACTAGTAGACAATACAGTTCTATACACGAAATAATAAATGTAAATACAATTAACGAAATAAAATATGAAATAAAATGATAAATTTAAAAGAATATGTAGATACTTTAGAAGATTTAGGTATAACACAAGTACAGTTTTTTTATTTGTACACTTTGCACACTAAAAAGTTCAGTCTACTAAGGAGATATATAGGTTTATACCCTTCTAATGACAATACGACAATAGGACAAAGAAATATAGATGATTTAGTAGCTAGAGGTTTACTTAAAGTGACTAATAGTACTACAGAGATTAATAAGTATGTAACAACTGAGAAACTTAATAAGTATTTATTAGATAAATACGGTGCTTATGAAATATATGAAATATATCCTATACAACAAAAATCTATTGATAAGTATCAATTTAAGATACTGTATACTGAGGAAATAGATTTTTCTAAAGTGAAGCATACAAAAATTAAACGACTTGTTAAATACGCTATAAAGGAGAATATAGGGTTACCAAGTATTACAGATTTTATAAAGCTACAGTTTTGGAATGAGATAGAAAAATTAAAAAAAAATATTCAAAAAAAGTGATATAAAGTTTTTTTTAACGAAATATATATCGTATATTTGAGTATGATTTAAACATGGCAATTAAAAGTAACTAAACACTACTGTTTAATTATAAAATCATAAAAAAATGGCAGAAGAAATAAATAAGAAATCTACAAACAGTCTAACTACTGAATTGACAAGCTTAGACCTTACTAAAATGACTCCAATACAGTTGGAGAAAGTTAGTGAGGACTTAGCGAAGTCAAAGATGATTCCACATGATAATCCGCAAGATATTATAGCGTCTATTATGTTAAGTCATGAAATAGGAATTAATCCTCTTAGTGGTTTAATGATGGGTAAGAAGTTGAACAAGAACTCTATATTTGCTGTAATGAAAGGTAAAGCACTAGGCTTAGACCCTGTTACTTCAATAGAGCAACTACATTATATATCAGATACTTCTAGTTCTACTGGTATTCATATTATGACAAGTCTTGCAATTAAGGCTAATGTACATTATGAAATATTAGAAGATTACAAACCTGTTTATGGGTACTTAACAGCAGATAAAAATGTAATTAGAAAGGAAGATTTTGATGATGAACTTCATCAGATTTATATAGACCCTAAAGATGCAGACCAAAAGAAACTAAGAGTTAAGGTTTCGGGTAAGGTAATTGACTATAAAACAACTATTCGTTTTAAAAGAACATTAGGAGATGGTCAAATATTAGATACTACTCTAACTTATTATTATTCAGAGTTTAAAAATTTACACGAAAAGGACAACTGGAAAAATAATAAAAAAACAATGCTCCGTAATAGAGTAATGGCTATTGGTTTTAGAATCGTAGCAGATGATGTATTAAATGGTTTATATGAAACCTCAGAAATAACAGACTCGCATAACATCAAGTATGAAATAAAAGAGACACCAATAATGAGTGTACAAACAAACAATGATGTTGAAGAAGTAGTTATAGAAGATGCTGTAATCATAGAAGACCACAACAATAAAAATTCAGACGAACTGGATAAAGAACAAAAGTAAATTAGTATAACAATTAAAAATTAAAAATTATGTTTAAAATTAAAAGCCAAATCACGAATACAAGAGCACCTAAATCAACAGTTGCAAGCGTAACTACTAGTCCTACTGAAGGAACTATGAGATTATCTCAAGCAGCTGCTGAATTAATGGGTGTCTCAGCTGAAGATTATGTAGTAATGCACAATGCTGAAGTAGAAGGTGCTGATTGTATGATTATTGGTAAAGGAACAGGTGCAGGAAATGGTTCTAAATTAGCTGGTAAATCTGCTAGTTTGAATTTCAGTTCGACTAACGCATGGAGAAAATTAGAAGGTGAACCAACTAATTTACATGAATATACGTTAGATGTTGAAAATCCTTTAGTAGATGAAGAGTCAGGAGATAAGTATTTCGTATTAGTTAAAGGTGAAATTAAGCCTAAGTCTAAGAGAGGTGTAAGTTCTGATGATTCAGACGAAGAAGGAGCAGAGTAATTAAAGATTCTGTATAATAATAAAGGTGCTATAATAACAATAGCACCTTTATTACATTAAAGTAGTTAGATAATAGTTAAAAATAATATAAAAACAAAGAATATGAGTAATTTTGGAATAACAACAGAAACTAAGTCAAGAAATTTAACACCTATTGAACCTCCATATAAAGGAGAAGATGGTAAATATATTTTTCCAAAGGCTTACTTACTGTCTGTTAAATCACATATATTTACAAACAAAGATTCAGAGGAGTCGAAAGTTTTAGACTTTCATTTTAAAGCTACTGATGGGAAAGAGTACATACACAGAGAGTTTCTAATTAATGAAGATGATGCTAAGTATCAAACGAAAGCAGACGGTTTTAATACTAGAGTAAAACATATTTATGAAGCTTTCGCAGTATTTCCTGAGAAAGGTATTGGTACTAAAGCTAAGAACTGGGAACAGTACTTTGATATGATAGCTAAAGCTTTTGAAGGTGTATATGAAAAGTCTCTAGTTCACATTAAAGTAATATATTTTAATGGTAGAGCTGGATTTCCTTTAAGTCCTAACTTTCTTGAGAAGGTTGTAGAGGATAGACCATATAGAACTTTATCTGTTAATTTAAAATATGATGTAATTGAACAAGTGAGTGCTTCTTCAAGTACTGATGATGATGATACACCTAGTAACTTTAAAGAGGACGATTTTGACTTCGAAGACGAAGGTGAAAAAGTATTTTAATAATAAGTAAACAACTAAACGAAAGGCAATTAAGAGATTAATTGCCTTTTTTATGTAATAATATATGAGATATGGAATATTACCTAAATTAACTAAAGATTACATAATGCAAAATCTTAATCAAGAAGAGATTTTTGCACATTACCTAGAATTAGATATTGGTACTATTACTGATTGTGTTATGACAGGTAATTTAATACTAAGTCCTTTACGTCCTGATAAAACACCTACATTTGGTTTCAAATATAATGGTAGTAGACTTAGAGCGAAAGACTGGAATGGTCACTTTTGGGGTGATTGTTATGACCTTGTAGGAAGACAGCTAAGAGTTAATTCTAATTCTAAGAATGGATTTGGTATTATACTAGATCAAATAGCTTCTGATTTTAACCTACATAAGTACAAGAATAAAATAACTAAAAAGACTATAAAACTTTATGATGATGATTTTGTAAAGAATGTAAGTAAAAAGACTGTTATATTGTACACTAAAAGAGAGTGGAAAAAAGTAGATAGTGATTATTGGAATCAATACTATGTTGGTAGTGGTGCTTTAAAGTTTTTTGATATATATCCTGCGGAGACTGTACATGTAAATGGAATACTAAGGTATGAATATAATCCTAAGAATCCTGCTTATGTATATGACTTTGGTTTAGATGAAAATGGTATTAGAGAGATTAAAGTATACTATCCTTTTAGAAAGAAAGTAAGATTTGTTACTAATACTACTATACTACAGGGAAAGAGTAAATTAACTTGTGGTGAAGTTTGTATTGTTACGAAGTCCTATAAAGATGTAGTCTCCATACGTACAACTTCTTTATTACAGGCTGTTGCGCCAGCCTCAGAAACACACTTACTAGCTAGAGAAGATTATAATTACCTTACTAGACATTTTGATTTTATATTCAGTCTAATGGACTTTGATAGAACAGGTAAGATAATGGCTAAAAAACTAAAGGAAGAATACGGTATTCAACCTCTTTTTATAACACAAGATGTACACAAGAACAAATTACCACACAAACAAAAGGATTACACAGATTTACTAAAAGCCAACGGATTAGATTACGTATTAAATTTAGTTAATGAAACGAAAGAGTATTATAGTAATACTAGAGAAGAATTAAGACTTAAATATAAAGATTATGATAAATATTATTAGTACCCATTTAGTTTATAAAAAATCAAATGGTACAAAAAATTATGTTTTAGAGATTGAAGAACAAGATATTGAAACATTGAAAGAATTAGTAGAAAAGAATGTAAATGGAGTACACAACTATAAAGAGATTGAAGGTGTACCTAATTTAGGAAGAAATCATATAACAATGAGACATATATTAATGTTTGGACACGTTGATACAATGGAAGCTACAGATATTAAAGCTGTAGCACCTTTAACAGAAGAAGAACAGAATACAGGAGTTTGGGTTACTGATGCAGTTGCAGCTGATGATAGATGGATAGGTGATACACATCCTGTTAGTGGTATGCCAATGATGTATCAAGCATTTAGAACACCTACTAGTGTTTTTAATGATGTAATAAAGAAAACTACTAGTCCTTATTTATTAATATTAAAAGTATAATTATGACATTAGAAAATTTATATGCTAGAGATAGTAAAGGTAGAATTAAAGTATGGAAAGCAAGATGTATTAATGACACTGAGCTAAATAGAGGTATAATTATTACAGAAGATGGTTTGTTAGGTGGTAAACTTGTTAAGAGATCATCATCTATACTTATAGGTAAGAACATAGGTAAAAGTAATGAAACTACACCTTTCGTCCAAGCCTGTAATGAAATGAACTCGAAATGGAGACATAAACAACTTACAGGTTATAAAACGACTGGTGAACATAATATTACAACTGTACCTGAGAATGAGGATGATTTACTATTTGTACTAGATGCTACATTACCTAAGTTCAATACAGATAAATCAGGTACTCTGCAACCAATGCGAGCTCAACCTTATTATAAGACTGATTCTGATGGTACAAAGACACCTAAAATTAAGTTCCCTTGTTATGGACAACCTAAGATAAATGGAGTAAGATGTTTTGCTATATTTGAAAATGATAAAGTAGTTTTAAAGTCTAAAAGTGGGTTAGTTTACTCAGTATTAGAACACATTGAAGAAGAACTAAAACCACTATTTATACATTTTATTTCTACATATCCAAATAAGGAAATAATACTAGACGGTGAATTATATATTCATGGTTATATATTATCAGATATTAAATCTGCTGTTACAAAAAGAAATTTAAATAGTGCTTTAGTTACTTTTGAGGTATTTGATTTAGCTGTTCCAATGATTAAACAAGTGAACAGATTAACAAATTTAAGGGGTGTATTTGAGATGTTTAGTTTTCCTTCTGTAAATTTAGTTCCAACTATTATAATTCCAAGTGACGAGAGTGCTCAAATTTGTACGAACAACTGGATTATCCAAGGTTTTGAAGGTGGTATATTCAGAGACGAGAACGCTACGTATAAATTTGGTGGAAGACCTTCTACTATGACTAAGCTTAAACGTAAGGAAAGTGCAGAGTTTAGAATACTTGATGTAATACCTATGAAGAAGAAGGAAAATCTAGGTATGTTTAAGTGTATAAACAATATCAATGAACACACCTTTACAGTTGTTGCAGAGGGTACACATGAGCAGAAAGCTGAGTACTTAGATAATAAATTAAACTATATTGGTAAAATGCTAACTGTAGAGTTTTATGAAAGGACGAAAGCACCAAAATCTTTACCATTTCACGCTGTAGGTATAACAATTAGAGATTATGAGTAAAATAGCAAGTAAAAAACTAGAGAAAGTACTAGTAGATAACTATATAAAGATAATTGAAAATTATAAAGTATCTTTTGTGAATAAAAACTATAGTTATGCTTTTTTAAAAGGTATGTTTAATAATGGTAATATACTGATTAATTTAGATGGTAATTCGACTAATAACATATTCGAGTCTAAGACATTGAATTTGTGTTTTAGAATTTGGCATGATTATATACATTTTAAACATGATTATGACTTTAGTTTAAAAGGTGAATACTTAACTTACAAAAAACATTGTGAATATTTAAAGGATTTACCTTATGAACAAAGACTTTTAAGAATTGAGATAGTATATCAAGCAGCTTACTATTTAAGAAATGGTAAGTTTGTAGAAGATCAAATAGAATTTACAAAACAATTTTTAGTCTTATGAATTTTAAAATTAAAAGTAGTGTAACGAATACTACAAAGAAAGAAGAAAGTTTAACTGAGAGTAGTAATGGAACTACTTTCAAACTTCCACATCAAATGACTGCTTCTGTAGTTATGTTTTGTAAATGTATTCAATCTACAAATGGAGACTATAATTTAGATGGTTATATAATTAATAAGAAGTACAAAGTGCAATACATGGGTGTTGGTAAACACGGTAAGGCTTATGTTAGATTATATAAAGAGTACGATATTGATAAAGAAGACAGTAACACAGTAGACAATTGTAATAGCTATGATACTATTACTGTCTTTAATTATCAGTACTACTTTACGACATTTGGAATAGATGAAAATAGAGGTAAACCTGATGGGAGAAGTAAAAGAAAATAAACAATTATGAAAAACTGGCAAGAGTGTAAAAAAGTTTGTACCATATATCAAAATGGTTACACAGCACTAGATAAGAAAGAAGTAAAAGAAGATTATTGTATTTTATTTGGTAATAGATATGAAGGTTTTGCTTTTAATAAAGAACATCTAGTTACTATATGGAAGATAGCGATTAACTTAGCAAATAGTATGACAGGTGACATTTCATTACACACAAAAGATAAAATTATTAGAAGTATTAATAATAGAGAAAAATCTATTTTACGTAAAAACGAAAGGTACAGATGTACTTACACAAAATATAAATAAATTATGAAATACGAATTAAATAATAACCACATAATTAAAATAACACAAGACCACTTTGCAGAGAGTCCTAACACTAATGGTAATACTGATATATTTTTAGTATATGAACACAGTAGTCTACAAGTAACTAGAAAAGGATTTCCACCTAAGTATATATATGATTATTTAGATGAGAAAACAGGTACTATTTTAGACCATGATTTAGATTTGTCAAAGTTAGATAATTTTTATATATTTACGGTGTATGCGTATATACACAGCGGAGTACGTTTAATGTTAGATAATCCACATTCTAATTTTGATGTTAGTTCAACTGGTTATGTAATAGTTAATAAAAAAGAACTAGATTTTGATTTACAAAGACAAAGTAACGAAAAGTGTAAAGATTTAACAGACGAAGAAATAGCTAAGTATTATGCAGAAGGTTTAATTGAAACTTGGAATACTTATTTAAGTGGAGAGGTTTATGGTTATACACTATTTGAGAAACTAGAGTATAAAAAAGTGTATAAAGAAAAAAGTGTTATAGACGATAACCCTTATTTTGAACTCGAAGAAATAGACAGTTGTAGTGGTTTTTATGGCAAAAATATAAACACTAATGGTATGCTAGATAATATAGATATCGAATTAACTAAAGGTATAAAATTTTAAAATTATGAAACATGATGTAAAAATATTAAAAGAAAGTAGTGTAGTAAACTATGAAAAGAAAGTAAAAAGTCTAGTAAATAGTGGATATAGACCTAGAGGGTTTGATGTAGCTATTGTAGGTGGAGTAGTACATTATATAGGACAATTTATAAAAATAAAAAGATAATAATATGAGTAAAGAAAAAGACAAAGGATTAGCTATATTTGATTTAAATAAACCTGTAAATCTAAAAGAGACTGTAGCACTAATTAAACAGAATATAATAGATGGTGATATAGATGAGTGTAAAGCAGGTATTATACTTAAGAAGATGGCAAAGATTTCCGAAGAGGTTTTAAAAGACTCTGAAGTGAAGGAAGCTATACGAGAAGATACACTTAGAAATCTAGAGAACGGTAAACCTACAAGGATATTTGGTGCAACTGTTTCTCATGCACCTACTTATACATTTTTTAAGTTTGATGACTGTAATGATATTTACTGGGACGAATTAGATAGTATTGAGAGATCTGTAAAAGCTTTGAAAAAAGAGAGAGAAACATTCTTGAAAACTCTAATTCCTACAAAGTCGAACTTAGTACCAATGGGGATACTGAAAACAGGTAAAACTGAGATAATAGAACAGTTACCTAAGTTAATATGGGAAGAATGTGGAGAGATAGTTGAATTAGTACCTCCAATTAAGGGTCAAAAAATGGGCATAAAATATAGTGGATTATAAACAAATAAAATAAATAAAAGATGGAAAACAAAACAATTATTGGAGCAGAAGACAAAATATTAAATGATAGAGACATCATTGCATTATTTCAAGACTATTTACCACAAGGTAACTTGATTAATGTAGTAGTACCTAGAATACTCAAAAGTGTTATTGAACTAGATGCAGAAAGTGCTAAAAAAGCACAAATTAAAAAACTACAAACAGAAGGTGTTGCAGTTATTAATATGTCTACACTTGCAAGTAAAAACTCAGAGATAAAAGTTGGTGACAAAGTATTCATCCACCCACAAGTACAACCTGTTTATCAAATAACAATTAAGAGTTATACAATGAGTGTTATAGATGTAAATGATATATGCTTAATTAAAAAATAAATGAAATGACTGAACAACAAGAAGCTAAACTACTAGAAAGATTAGAAGATTTTACATTTTCTAACAATACACATATACTTAGTAAATTGACACCTATAGAAATAGGTGAACTAGTTACTGAAATTTTAGATGTAAAATCTGAAATATTAAGAAGAAGTGGTAAAAATAATGTACCTACATTAGATACTCCTATGTCAAGAAAACATGAGAGGATAAATAATGAGTATTATTATAGGTTTTCACCTCAATTTGGTACTGTTCATTTATTGAATAAACAAGGTGGTGTGTATTGTAAGAAACTAATATCAGGGACTAACCATGCACAGTATAAGCCTTTTGCTACTATATGTACTATTTGTAAGGATAATATAACCTCTTTAGAATCGAGTACAGGAAATTAAACGTATTGTTGTTCAGTATAAGACAAATTACAATGTGGTAATTGTGATTTTAAGCAGTAAAAAGGGTAACGAGTTTATAATTCGTTACCCTTTTTTTTACTTGTACGTTTTAGTATCCTATTTATCAAATATTTGACTACCTGCACTTTTTATTCTATAGATTTGTGTACCTAATGGGATCATTTGTGATGTCTCTCTTAGTAATCTACTATCACCACTATTAACACCTGATTTAATCTCATCTTCTCCAATTACAAATTTACCAGTAGCTTCAAACCATTGTCCGACATCTGTTATCAATGACATTGCAGGTACAGAACTTTTAGTTAAGGCTTCAAAAGAAACAGGACTAGTATAGAATGTAATATCTGTTTCAAGTCTTAACATTTGATTAAGTAAATGATTACCTATAAAGTTATTCTTTTCATCTTCATCGTCCATTGACATCTTTAGTAATATACTCATTCCATATAGACCCATGTATATCATTAGCTCAGTTAAGTTAGCTTTCATATTAGCAGCATCAACTTCATTAAATCTATCTTCAAACTTAGTATTCTTAAAAGCTGTATTAAAAGTAAGTTTCTTAAGTAGTACTTTACTTGTAGTTATCAATGCACTTACATCTAAATTTTCATATATACTCCTGTATCTACCTTTTCTTGTAAGACCTAAATTACTATCAAACTTCTCAGCTCCGAACCTCTTATGAGCACCCTCAAACATCCATGTTCTAAACTGCATCAAAGCCCTGCCTGTTATAGTTGCTTTACCCATTATAGTTGAATCAGTATCATAATTCCCGTGAAGCATCTTAATCGTTTGATCTAATTTGACTTTAAAATCATCAAGTTGTTTCTTAGTTAAACCACTACCTTCTTTGATTGAGCCATCTTCATTTAGAGACTCCCATAAAGTTGTTTCTTTACCTTCTACTTTATTACTATTTAACATAGCAATCATAATAGGTGCTTGATTTATGTATTCTGTACGTTTCTGTACTTCATAGGGTGCTAAATGCTTCATTCTTTTCTGTAAAACAGACTTAGAAGACGATTCGAAAAGTTCATCCGATGCGTCCTTTAATACGTCTAAATGTTTCATTAGATTTGTAATCTTCTTAGCATCTTCTGATTTACCTCCTATACTACGTAGTACCATACCAAAACCTTTACGGTAATCTTTACCACTATAAAGCCTACCATCAGCAGCAGCTGTTATATTATCAACAAAACCGAAAGCCATATTAGAAAAACCACTAATAACATTATATGCCATACCCTTAAGTTGGACATATTGTAAAGCTTTATCACCTATTTTAGAAGCTACTTTATTAGAACCTAAATTATCTAGTTGTTCAGTAAGTGTACTCTTATTTAAGTCACGTTTCTTTTCATCTATCTTATTCTCAGTAAAAGCTACTTCATTTTCAGCTAACAGTTGTTCAATGTTCTTCTTCTCTTTCTTCTGTTGAGGTGTATAACTCTTCTTACCACTAACACCTTCTAGTTTCTTACCTACATCATAGAAGTTATCAGTATAATGTTTGAGCATTGCCTTGACATTAACGTATGAATCAGCTTGTGATTTTTTAGCTAGTGTACCATCTGGTGTTTTAAGTTTCCCTCCTTGTGCATTAAACTCAGTCTCTTTAGCATTAGATAAAATACTATTAACAAGCTTTAATTCAGATTCAACTACAGATTTATGTTTGTAAGCTAAAACAGCACCACTGTAAGCTTTAATAATAACACCTAAATCAAATGACTTCTCCTTTAATAACTCCTTATTAACATTGTCTCTTATCTTATGTATATCGTCAATATTAGGTTTCTTGTTGTTAGCTAACTCAAACTCTATTCTACCCCTCTTCATTAACTCCTTAAACTTCTCTGTATTATCTACAATGTGTTTAACTTTAAGTTGTTTCTTAACTTCACCAGTTACAGCATCTTTCTCTGCATAAGTTGTATCACTTAGTTCATTAACTGATATATCTTGAATTAACTTGTTATACCATGAACCTAAACCACCTTTGATACCATTATCTGAAAAAGCTTCAATAATACTCTTCTTAATCTCAGGTACAGTGTTCTCTCTAATTCTTCTTTTTTGATTATCAGGTAGAATAGTATTTAACGTATTAAAAGTATCTAACATATAATCATATAAATTAGATAAAGCGTCATTATCTTCTATCTGTTCAAAACTAGAATCATACCATTTTGTTGTATTACCTTTACTATCTATCTTTTTAGGTACTACAATTGTATGTTCAGCACCTTTAGAGTTGATTAACTTCTTATCAATTATTAATCCTTTTCCTGTAGCGAAACTTTCACTAGCGTAATAAGGTGAATTTTTATAATCCCATAACTTAAGTTGTTTCTCCTGCTCTCTAGGTTCTAAGTTCATTAACTCAATTCTATCTTGTTCAAGTTCTCTTAGAATCTTAAATTGCTCTAATTTCTTACTTAACTTAGAATAGAAATTCTTATATCCCTTTTCACCTAAATTACCTTTTAACTCTTTAATATGATTATCAGTCACTTTTTGAGGTAAAGTTGTAGTATATAAATCAGTATCAGGAAATAACATTCTAACATCGAATATTAACTCATTCTCTTTTCTCCATTTGAAGTAACTATTCCAACCAGCTTTTGTATTAACTCTATTAGCTTTATTTAGCTTAGTACTTTTCTCATCGAAATACTCTTTAGAGAACCTGTGAACTAAATCACCAGTCCATTCACCACCTTTAGTAAGTTGTTTAAAGATTTTATACTTATCTCTACCCTTACCTAGAGAACTATCAGCGTTACTAATCAATTCGTCTACAGACTTAACAACTTTTTCAGTCTCAAGTCTAGCTTCGTTATTCGCTAATTTTACATTTTTCCAAATAGCCTGTAATAGAATATTGTCAGCATGGGAGATATCGAGGGTTCTAGACGTTAAACCGTTGACATCTTTAAACTCCTTAAAAGCTTCTGCAATACTAATATCTTTACCAGTCAATCTAGTAATCAATTTCCTTGCTACCTCATTTTGTTTATTAGCTAGTCTGTCACCTAGTCTATCAGCTTTAACTTGATACTTAGCAAATTCATCTACTAGTATATCACTTGTTTTCTCTTCCTTAGAAAAGAACAAATCAATACCTTTTTGCCATATATGAATCAACTTTTCAGCCTTATCTAAATTCTCAGCTGTAGCATTTGGATTCTCTAATATACCACCTATCTCAGCGATATCTTTTTCAGCGTAAAAAGCAATATCTTCTAACTTAGTTGCATCTAGTAATCTCTCTAAATCACTTTCAACTTCTTCAAGTCTCGCTTCCTGATCAATAGCAGTTTTGAAATCACCACTTTGTTTAGCTTTACTAATAGTCGATTTGATGTAAGATATTCTACTATCAGTTTCCCTTACTAGTTTCCCAAATTTACCATATCTTCCTTTGTTGGTGTCTTCATCCACTGTGACGCTATATTCTTCTATTAACGGCTGAACGTAAAATACAGTTTTGTTCTCAACTTTATGTGTTTTTATAGTATAACCTTTAGGTAGTTTATCGGCAAATTCTTTCTTCAATTTACTAACATTTACATTATCATATTTCACATGACTACCATCCTTATTCATTACACCTAACTTCATCTGTAGTTCAAAAGTACTAGCTTGACTAGGTAAAAAGTCTTCACTCGTAGCTTCAACAGAATCTATTAAATCAAATATATCATGTATAGCAAACTTTAAATCTGAACTCTTTTTAAGTCCTAGTGTATTTAGCACCTCAACTATTCTATCTATAAGTTCTAATAAGAAGTTCTTATCTTTAAGATACATAGTTTTGTTTAACAACTTCTGCATATCTTTTGAAGTCATTACTAAAGCTACAAACTCTTTAACGTTAACACCACCGTATATAACATCTAATTCATTTTGAGAGAAAGTAATATTTTCACCTTTTCTTATTTTACCTAATTTAGTTAATACGGTTTGTAATTCTTCTTTACTTAAACTGTCTTTAAACTCATTGAATAAACCTTTGATTCTTACAGCACTTCTACTACCACCTTCTAAACCTTTTACAGTAAATGCGTGGACTAATTCATGTAGTAAAACCTTCTCTAGTTGTTCAGTAGATTTAATTCTATTAGGATTAATGAATACTGTACCGTCTAAATGTTTACCATCTGTATTAATAGTTTTATCAAGTACTAAAGGTGTATTAGTTTTATCAATGTTGTCTAACATTTTACCTGCTAACACCTTGTACAATTTGTTATTACTATTATTCTTAACGTTTGTTAAAAAATTTCTTGTACGTTCTGTCTCACTAGTAGTAAAACTAATACCATAAGAATTTAATATTTCAGATTCTTCGATAACAGGTGTAGACTTAGTATAAGTAGGTCTTTCAAGTTTAGTATTAGTGTTATTAGATTTGATTGTAGAAGTAGCATATGTACTATTAATGTTATACTCTTTGAAATCAGTACTACCTAAAGTATCAATCTTATGATAAGTACCATTACCGTCATTCTCATATAAACTATAACCAGATTCAGCAGACCCATTATATACAGATATGTAAGGTAAAAGATTACCAAGTGCATCACTAAATTTAGCAATACTCTCAGTAGGTACAGTAAACTTCTCAAGCTTACTAACATCACTACCATAAATATCTTCTGTCAGTCTAGGTGCTTTACCTGCATTGTTTTGCACGAATTGTCTAACAAATCCAGCATCTAAACCTTCAATTGAGGTATCTAAATACTTAGAAAAACCAATCTCGTTTAAATATGCTACAGGAATATACTTAATAAACTGTTTAGCTTGTTGTAAACCACCTGTTAAAAATTGGTATCTAATTAAGTCCTCAGCAAGCTCTCTAGTAGTAAGAGTTTCATTGATTTTTCTATCATTAACTAATAGTTCAACAAAAGCAGCATATATATTAGTCTCGTCAAAGTTCTCACCAGTACTAGCATTGAATGTAACTAAAGAAGGTTTTTGTCCTTTCTGTATATTAGTTGATAACTTATTTAAAAAAGCATTCTTAACACCTATAGAAGAACCTTGTAAGTCTTTAATCTTAGTTGCTAGTGATTCATTAGTTTCATTATCAAACAATAACTCGTTACGTAACTGTGTAACATCTTTATTATACAAGTTACTCTCAGGAGATGTAAATAAATATGACTTAATATTACCCCATACCTCTTGTTTTAGAGTATTTTGTTGTGATACAGATACATCTTCTTTACCAGTAAGTTTAACTATAGTATCAAAAGCTTTATTAACATTTGTTTTGTGGTAATGAAATTCATTACTCCACATCTTGTTATTTAAAGCTAGTCCATATACAGCTACATAACCATTAATAGTACTTGGTTTAATGTACGTTAATCCAGCATAATGTGAATACTTCTCTTGCTCTTCCTCAGAAAGATCATTCAACTCAGCTTCACTCTTATAGTCACCAATAAGTTTTTCAATATTTGAAAAACCTTTATTACCATATAGACTTAAAATAGAACTTTGTTTAGCTTGTGTCTCTATTAAAGACTTACTTAGACCTGCACTATCACTATTGATTGTACTTTGTATTTCTTTTAGTTGTAGACCTTTACCTTTAAGTGATAAAAACTTATCTAAAACAGCTAATTGTATATTATTATACGATAATGTGTTTTGAACATTCTTAATATTCTCTAACATATCATTAGCACTCTTATCAGCTAAATTACTATGTGTATCAAACTTGTATACATTAGATTTATATAGTTTACGTAATTCATCATATACAAAACTCTCTACATTACTAATATTCCCACTAGTAATGTCATTAGCTTTAATAACTTGTTTTACATACTCTCTAATAATAGGTTGATTAATGAGTGCTGTAACAACATCTTCCTCAAATCCAACCTGATTCAGTATAGCAATTACATCAAATGTGTGAGAGTTGATATTTAACTTGTCTAAGATTTGTTCTTTCTCGTTATCTACAGCAGCAGATTGATAAGCCGCAATAACTTGTGATTTATATCTTGTACCCTTAACAGATTTACTATCAGATAAAGCATTAGAAGTATGTTTACCAAATTTAATAGATATGGCTTTACCTTTAATATCTACTAATTCTACACCTTCTGTTACACCTTGTAATAAAGCATTAAAAACACTATCCATACTAAATACACCTACACCTGCTTTACCAGCAGTTGCGTTAATATATTTCATCTTTTGATACTCATCTGATAAAGGACTAAATATCTTATCCTCTTTTAAATATCCATCAATCTTAGCCGCATCGTCTTTAAGAGTACCAAATCCTAGAGGTTCTAGTATCTGACTTTGTATTCTCTTATCAGGATTAGCTAATATATCGAAATGTATATCAAGTAGCTTGTTCTGTAAGGCGTACTTGCCTGTAATAATAGAATTAATCGTATTTACAGTATCGAGGTCGTACTTAGCAAGCATTTTAAGCTCTTTACTATCTTGTAATTTATCATACAAAGCTTCTAGTTGTTCACCAGTCTGTTCGTTATCTATACCATTATCAAAGTCAATTTGTGCTTTTTCAATAATTACACCATACTCTTTAATAGCATCTTTAAGTTCCTGTTTATTAAACTCAGCTTTCAACTCATCTAAATTCTCAACATCAAAATCAGCTTTAATCTCTTGTACTAACTTATCATTTATAACTCTAATATTACCATTATACTCAACAGTATTATACATATATGAGTATAGTTTATCAACATCAAAATCACTACCCATTTGAATAGTAAATTCTCTAGGTGCAATGATTAAATCACCTGCTGATTTAGGTAGGAAACCAACTACCTTCATATATGACATACTATTTAAACCTTGTGTCGGTATTCTGAACCCGAAAGTCTTAAGTATATCTTCATCTAACTTAGTTGTATCTAATGTTCCGTCAGCATTTACAAAGTCTTTAGCGTTTAGTAATTTACCATTCTTATCTCTGAATTTAAAAGGTATTAATATCTCAGCAGGTTGTACTACTTTTTTACCGTCTACTGTTTCAGAGCGTTGAGGTCTTAATTCACCTGTCCAATCTTTAGTATATACAATAGATGAAGCATTTAAATTAGTTTCTTCTACACTATTAGCAAACTTGAATCCTTCTTCTGTACCTAAGACATAAGAATTACCTCTGAATTTCTTCTTTCTAACTCTGTTATCAACAATAGATGTTAGCAAAGCTTCAAACTTAGATGCAGAATTATTAAAAGCAAGTGGATATACAAAGTGTCCTTTCTCATCTATTTTCAATGATTGTATATCATTTATACTATAGTTTCTATCTTCTGCTTCTTTGATTAGTACATCATGTAACTGAAATCTATCAAAAGAACCATCAGGTTGAACATCTAATTCCTGTATTAAGTCCTTGTAATCGTTCTCATATAATTGTCTATATGTTTCCTCATACTCAGCTTTAAGTTCTTTGACACCTTCGACATCTAGTATATTAGCAAACAATAACTTTCTTTGTTGAGAACCATCATTAATCTTCTCTTTACTAGCTTTATAAGGTACTTCTTGTTGTATCTTGAAATACTTTCTTTCTAGTTTTAAAGTAGTAGACGATAAATCTAAATCAGCAACTACATTACCATCAGTATCAAAAACTGTAGTAGGTTTAGCGAAATCACCAACTTTATTAGCTGTGCTAAATGAAACTCTATCAACTCCTTTAGTTGGGTGTTCCATTGCTACACGTAATTTGTCAATCTCCAAACCTTTAGTCAATTGAGGTACTAGTGGAAAACTAGAAGACTTAATATATAACATACGTTGTACATCATTATCTTTATCCATGTGTTGACCTACAAATACAGGTTTCATAGGTTGGAATATTAAACCTAGTTCTTCTTCTGATAATGTACCTTTTAAAGCTCTATCTTGTATAGAGTCAATTTGCTTGTCAGTTAATTTACCTAATTTTTGCATTACATAAAGATGTTCAGCAACAGTAGTAAACTCTTGTGCATCAGTACCTTCGATACCTTTGTATTCCTTTAAATCGTTCTCACTAAGTACCTTACTATACTCATCTAAGAATTTAGAATCAGATATGTAATCATCAATAAATCCTTGTTTGTATGTATCATTCTCACTATCAGAAAGATCCATCCCAGGTGCTATTTGACTAGCTAAACGTTTACCTATATTTTCAAATGTATCTTCTACTTTCTTAATAGGATTAGAAGACTTTGATTTATAGAACAAAGCAGGATCACCAATAAACAATTGAAAAGCATTTTGATTAGTTAGTAATGTATTTACTATAAAATCAGTTGCAGAGAATTTTAGCATATTCTGTTCACCAACTTGTTCAGTAGCGAATTTCTTATAGTTAGTATCAATAAAATCTTTAGTATTAATACCTACTTCTTGCCAGTACTTTAATTTATTTTCTGTTAATGTATCAATATGTTGTTCTACTATGTCTTTTAATTCTTTAATCTTAGTAGGATTAGATAGTACATCAAAATCAATCTCTCCATCTTCATTGAATACAGAAGAATTATTAATCTCAGGAATAGAATATACTATATTAGCACCTTTATCGTAACCTTTAATACCAGTAGATTTGACTTCCTCTTGGAACTTAATAATTCTTGAAATCTCAGGTACTATAAGTGAATTGTATACTTTATTAATAGTATCTTTATGTACATCTCCATTTAAAGCTAGTTTAGTATTGTAAGCTACAGTTGTTAAACCAACCATTGTTGTCTTATCTGACATTGTTGGATAGAACATTCTAACTATTCTTTTGTCGATACCTTTCTCTTTAACAGAAGTATTTCTATTCCAAAATAAACCTAGTTTAGTTATCTCTTGTTCAGTATCAGACATATTAGATAATTTCTTACCTTTCTGAGTACTTCCTAATTCCTTAATACTATCTAAGTAGAAGTAGTTAAAAGTCCTCTTAAATAGATTATCTTCTCTACTTGTTAAATCTTGTAACCACTCACTTTTACCATTATATGATAAACTAAGTAAATCTTTCTGCAGTTTATTATTAGTTTTTAACTCTCTAATTCTATCTACAAAGTACTTGTTATTACTAAATGAATATATAGTATTACCTTCACCATTCTTGAACGAGTTACTAAACTCTTTGGTGTTGTATTTAGCTTCTGCAATTGCAAGAGATTTAATAGATGTATCTTTAAAAGGATTGTTATCTACTAAATTAGATTGTTTAGTCTTTTCTAAGTTGTTCAACATAATATTAAATACACCATTAGCTGTATTAAATAGTTGCTTATACTCTAAACGTTTACCTCTACTTCTTAATCCGTTAGTTTTTAAATCATTCAAAGTTCTAGGGTCAATATCTATACCTATACTCTTTAAAAAGTCACCTAATTCATCGATCTTTGGTTCATCTTTTGAGAATTTCTTTAGTTTCTCAATTACATTAGATATATCAGCACTTAAAACTAATTCATTATCACTATTTTTAGTTACATATTTGCTAGATTTTAAACCTTCATACCAATTGTCTGCTACAGCTGTAGCTATATCATTAGAGTTACTATTTTGAGTAATCATATTATAATTACCAGTTTTACCATCTTTAGACCATAGTAAGTAAACCATGTCTACTTTATGCTTCGACATAGCAACAACGAACTCGTCTTTAGTTTGTTGTTCGGTATTTTGTAACTTAGCTATTAGAGATTCTAAATAAGGCTTAGATTGAGTATACTGTTCAAGTATGTCAACCATTGAACCAAAATCAGCAGGTGTATTAGCTAGTAAAGCTGATACTTCATTATATACAACATCAAATGGTACGTATTTCTTAAGACCCATATAAGGCTTAATTGCTTTACCATTTTCGTCTAATTCGTTGACACCACTAAAGAATCTCTTTAATTTAACACTTACAGTATCTTTAGAGTCTAATTGTAATGTAGCTTCATCGTTGAAGTTAGTCTTTTCTAAGTGTGTTTCTAAATCACGTAATCCATCTACAGTAGTATCTGCTTTAATTTGAATACCATTAATCTTACCTACCTTCTTTAAAGTAAATAGTTTAATACTATCAAAACTATCAATAATTTTATCAAACTCAGCAACTACTTTATCTCTCCCTTGTTCAGAGAATACACTTCTTTGTTCTTTAAAGTATGTCAACCAGTTGTTAAAAACTTGACTTTGTTGTAATTTTCCGCTATTAATAACTTGTTCATTAATATCATAAGCAATAGCATCAACTAAAATAGATTGTTTAGAAGCTGTAAAACCTTTAATTAGTACAGTTTCTTCTATCTCTTGTTGTAAAGCTTTGTAATTAATTTTATAACCAATTGTAGTATTTATAGATTTAGTCCATGTACCTATTTTATTACCGTCAACGACAATTTCATTATAACTGTATTTTTTAGACTCTAAAACTCTTTTTAACCATTTTTCTCCTTCATTGTATGTTGATATATTTGTATAATCTTTATTATCAGTTAAAACAGTAGCACCAAGTTCTAATGCTTTTATCGTTTCCTTTATTGTTTTTTGTTGTTGTATTTTTCTAATATCAGTTCGACCTCTTCTCCCTCCTATTGAAATAAATATTACATCTTTATTATTATAATTACCTGTATTTGCGTATTTACCAGCTTGTTCAGTATACAATTTGGTACTACTTCCAGTTATACCGTCTGCAAATCCAATAAATTTATTCGATATTTTAGCTTTACTTTTTGCTTTTTTATCAGCACTTTGTTTTGGTGTTACTGTAAATATATTTTTTTCATTAAATTTATTATTACTATCGTCTTCAAATAAATTCAATTGACTAGGACTAAAATCCTCACCTAACATAGCATCATCAGATGCTAATTGTGTAGTAGGTTTCTTCTCAACTTTAGCAGTCTCTTTAATTGGTGTATCTTTAACTACTTGAGATATACCTCCAATACTTGTTTCTATTACAGGTTGAATAGTATAAGCAAAATTACCGTTACCTAAATCAAAAGATAGTAAATTAGTAGATGTATTACTCTTTACAAAGTCATTATAATTATCATAACTTAATTCACCTATATCTTCACTA